ACAGACTGGTGTTGAAGTGCTAATCAAAACAGATAAGTTCCTCGCTGTGAGGTTACTGACACACGAAGCAGCATGCTATTATGCATCAGGTACAAAATGGTGTACTGTAAATAAAAGCAACTTCGATTATTATTCTAAAAATGATCCACTCTTCGTGATTATAATAGCAGAGAAGGACGCTCAGGGTCGACAACGTAAATTTCAATTTCATTACGAATCAGGACAGCTAATGAACGAACGAGACCAAGAAATCACCAAGACAGAAATAAAACTTCTTTCATCATATCCAGAATGGAGTAAGTTCCTAGAAAAAATAATTAAAGACAAATATATGAGCATGTCACAGAAGTGAATCAAAATGAAATTGCGCGACTTATTCGAAGCAATGGATTTATACAAATATCATTCAAACCCAGAGAAGTTACATGGATATGATAAAAAACACATAGCTACGCCTGAGATGGCTTTTAGAGCATTAAAAGGTGGAAAATTAAACGCACAACAGAAAAAAGAAGCAGAGTCTGTTGTTGCAACAGATCCACAGTGGGCTTATTGGTATGCTCATTATGTCATTAAGGGAAGATGGCCTAAAGCGGAACCTGTTATTGCAAAAGATCTACTGTGGGTTCATGCGTATGCTCGTGATGTCATCAAAGGAAGATGGCCTGAAGCAGAACCTGCTATTGCAAAAAAAGCATATTGGGCTTATGCGTATGCTCTCAATGTCATCAAAGGAAGGTTTCCTAAAGGAGAACCTGCTATTGCAAAAGATCCAGAGTATGCTTGTGGGTATGCTCGTTATGTCATTAAAGGAAGATGGCCTGAAGCAGAACCTGCTATTGCAAAAAAAGCATATTGGGCTTATGCGTATGCTCGTCATGTCATCAAAGGAAGGTTTCCTAAAGGAGAACCTGCTATTGCAAAAGATCCACAGTGGGCTAACAAATACAACGAATTTATTAAAGGACTTTCAAAATGAAATTACGTGACTTATTTGAAGCAATGGACTTATACAAATATCACTCGAATCCAGAGACGTTACCTGGATATGATAAAAAGCACATAATTACTCTTGAGATGGCCTATGAGGCACTAAAGAGTGGAAAACTAAACGCACAACAGAAAAAAGAAGCGGAGTCTGTTATTGCAACAGATCCACGATGGGCTTATAGGTATGCTCGTTATGTCATCAAAGGAAGATGGCCTAAAGTAGAACCTGTTATTGCAGAAGATTCAGAGTGGGCTTATAGTTATGCTCGTTATGTCATCAAAGGAAGATGGCCTAAAGCAGAACCTGTTATTGCAAAAGATCCAGAGTGGGCTTGTTGGTATGCTCATCATGTCATTAAAGGAAGATGGACTAAAGCAGAACCTGTTATTGCAAAAGATCCAGAATGGGCTTGGTTGTATGCTCGTCATGTCATTAAAGGAAGATGGCCTGAAGGAGAACCTGCTATTGTAAAAGATCTACAGTCGGCTTCATATTATGCTTATTATGTCATTAAAGAAAGATTTCCTGAAGCAGAACCTGCTATTGCAAAAGATCCAAAGTGGGCTTATGTGTATGCTCGTCATGTCATTAAAGGAAGATGGCCTGAAGGAGAACCTGCTATTGCAAAAGATCCAGAATGGGCTAACAAATACAACGAATTCATCAAAGGACTTTCGAAATGAAACTACGCGACTTATTCGAAGCAATGGATTTATACAAATATCACTCGAATCCAAAAAAATTGCATGGGTTTGATAAAAAACACATGGCTACTCCTGAGATGGCTTTTGAAGCATTAAAAGGTGGAAAATTAAACGCACAACAGAGAAAAGAAGCAGAATCTGTTGTTGCAACAGATCCAGAGTTGGTTTACATTTATGCTCGTGATGTCATCAAAGGAAGATGGCCTGAAGGAGAATCTGTCTTTGCAAAAGTTCCAGAGTGGGCTTATAGGTATGCTCGTTATGTCATCAAAGGAAGATGGCCTAAAACAGAACCTGTTATTGCAAAAGATCCAAAGTGGGCTTATATTTATGCTCGTGATGTCATCAAGGGAAGATGGCCTAAAGCAGAACCTGTTATTGCAAAAGATCCACGGATGGCTTATATGTACGCTCACGATGTCGTCGAAGGAAGATGGCCTGAAGGAGAACCTGCTATTGTAAAAGATCTAGAGTGGGCTTATGAGTATGCTTGTTATGTCATCAAAGGAAGATGGCCTGGAGCAGAACCTGCTATTGCAAAAGATCCACGGTGGGCTTTACATTATGCTCGTTCTGTAATTAAAGGAAGATGGACTGAAGGAGAACCTGCTATTGCAAAAGAGTCAGGGTCAGCATATTGGTATGCTCGTGATGTCATCAAAGGAAGATTTCCTGAAGGAGAACCTGTTATTGCAAAACATCCAGAGTATGCTTATTGGTATGCTCGTGATGTCATCAAAGGAAGATTTCCTGAAGGAGAACCTGTTATTGCAAAACATCCAGAGTATGCTAAATATTATAAACAATACATCAAAGGAATTTCAAAATGAAACTACGTGACTTATTCGAAGCGATGGATTTATACAAATATCATTCAAACCCAGAAAAATTGCATGGGTTTGATAAAAAGCACATGGCTACGCCTGAGATGGCTTTTAAAGCACTAAAGAGTAGAAAATTAAACGCACAACAAAAGAAAGAAGCAGAATCTGTTATTGTAACAGATCCAGAGTATGCTCATTGGTATGCTCGTTCTGTCATCAAAAGAAGATGGCCTGAAGCAGAACCTGTTATTGCAAAAGATCCAGAGTTGGCTTATTGGTATGCTCGCGATGCCATCAAAGGAAGATGGCCTGAAGCAGAACCTGTTATTGCAAAAGATCCACGGTTGGCTTATTGGTATGCTCGTGATGTCATCAAAGGAAGATGGCCTAAAGGAGAACCTGCTATTGCAACAGGTCCACAGTGGGCTTATGAGTATGCTCGTAATATCATCAAAGGAAGATGGCCTAAAGGAGAACCTGCTATTGCAAAAGATCCAGATTGGGCTTATGGTTATGCTCGTGATGTCATCAAAGGAAGATGGTCTGAAGGAGAACCTGTTATTGCAAAAAAAGCAGATTGGGCTTTATACTATGCTCGTTCTGTCATTAAAGGAAGATGGCCTGAAGGAGAACCTGCTATTGCAAAAGATCCACGGTGGGCTTATGAGTATGCTCGTGATGTCATCAAAGGAAGATTTCCTGAAGCAGAACCTGTTATTGCAAAAGACCCAACATATGCTAAACAGTATAACCAATTCATCAAAGGAATTTCAAAATGAAATTACGTGACTTATTTGAAGCAATGGATTTATACAAATACCACTCAAATCCAGAAAAATTGCATGGATATGATAAAAAACACATGGCTACGCCTGAGATGGCCTATGGGGCACTAGAGAGTGGAAAACTGAATGCACAACAAAAGAAAGAAGCAGAATCTGTTGTTGCAACAGATCCACGGTGGGCTTATGAGTATGCTTGTAATGTCATCAAAGGAAGATGGCCTGAAGCAGAACCTGTTATTGCAAAAGATCCAAAGTGGGCTTATGAGTATCATTATGTCATCAAAGGAAGATGGCCTGAAGGAGAACCTGCTATTGCAAAAGATCCAAAGTATGCTTATTGGTATGCTCGTGGTGTCATCAAAGGAAGATGGCCTGAAGGAGAACCTGCTATTGCAAAAAATCCACAGTGGGCTTATGAGTATGCTGAAGATGTCATTAAAGAAAGATTTCCTAAAGGAGAATATGTCTTTGCAAAAGATCCAGAGTTGGCTTATTTGTATGCTCATAATGTTATCAAAGGAAGGTTTCCTAAAGGAGAACCTGCTATTGCAAAAGTTCCAGAGTATGCTTATGCGTATGCTCGTTATGTCATCAAAGGAAGATGGCATGAAGCAGAACCTGTTATTGCAAAAAATCCAGAGTTGGCTTTTTTGTATGTTCGTGATGTCATCAAAGGAAGATGGCCTGAAGGAGAACCTGCTATTGCAAAAGATCCACAGTGGGCTAAAAAATACAACGAATTCATCAAAGGACTTTCGAAATGAAACTACGTGACTTATTCGAAGCAATGGATTTATACAAATACCACTCGAATCCAGAAAAATTGCATGGGTTTGATAAAAAACACATGGCTACTCCTGAGATGGCCTATGAGGCACTAAAGAGTGGAAAATTAAATGCACAACAAAAGAAAGAAGCAGAATCTGTTGTTGCAACAGATACAACGTGGGCTTATAGGTATGCTCGTAATGTCATCAAAGGAAGATGGCCTAAAGCAGAATCTGTCATTGCAAAAGTTCCAGAGTTGGCTTATGAGTATGCTACAGATGTCATCAAAGGAAGGTTTACTAAAGGAGAACCTGTTATTGCAAAAGATCCAAAGTGGGCTTATGCGTATGCTCGTAATTTCATCAAAGGAAGATGGCCTGAAGGAGAACCCGCTATTGCAAAAAAAGCAGATTGGGCTTATACGTATGCTCATGATTTCATTAAAGGAAGGTTTCCTAAAGGAGAACCTGCTATTGCAAAAGATCCACATTGGGCTTGTGAGTATGCTCGTTATGTCATCAAAGGAAGATGGCCTGAAGTAGAACATGTTATTGCAAAAGATCCAGGTTGGGCTTATATGTATGCTCGTGATTTCATTAAAGGAAGATGGCCTGAAGGAGAACCTGCTATTGCAAAAAAAGCATATTGGGCTTATGCGTATGCTCTCAATGTCATCAAAGGAAGGTTTCCTAAAGGAGAACCTGTTATTGCAAAAGATCCAGAGTTGGCTTATGAGTATGCTCTCAATGTCATCAAAGGAAGGTTTCCTAAAGGAGAACCTGTTATTGCAAAAGATCCACAGTGGGCTTGTGTGTATGCTCATTATGTCATCAAAGGAAGATGGCCTGAAGGAGAACCTGTTATTGCAAAAAACCCACGGTGGGCTTATGAGTATGCTCGTTATGTCATCAAAGGAAGATGGTCTGAAGGAGAACCTGCTATTGTAAAACATCCAGAGTATGCTTATTGGTATGCTCGTCATGTCATTAAAGGAAGATGGCCTGAAGCAGAATCTGTTATTGCAAAAGATCCAAGATGGACTAAAAAATACAACGAATTCATCAAAGGACTTTCGAAATGAAACTACGTGACTTATTCGAAGCAATGGATTTATACAAATATCACTCGAATCCAGAGAAATTGCATGGGTTTGATAAAAAACACATGGCTACTCCTGAGATGGCTTTTGAAGCATTAAAAGGTGGAAAATTAAATGCACAACAGAAAAAAGAAGCAGAATCTGTTGTTGCAAAAGATCCAAGATGGGCTTATGAGTACGCTCGTGATTTCATCAAAGGAAGGTTTCCTAAAGGAGAACCTGTTATTGCAAAAGATCTAGAGTTGGCTTATTGGTATGCTCGTGATGTCATCAAAGGAAGATGGCCTGAAGGAGAATCTGTCTTTGCAAAAGTTCCAGAGTCGGCTTATTGGTACGCTCGTGATGTCATCAAAGAAAGATGGCCTGAAGCAGAACCTGCTATTGCAAAAGTTCCAGGGTATGCTTATAGTTATGCTCGTGATGTCATTAAAGGAAGATGGCCTAAAGGAGAACCTGCTATTGCAACAGATCCACAGTGGGCTTCATATTACGCTCATTTTGTCATCAAAGAAAGATTTCCTAAAGGAGAACCTGCTATTGCAAAAGATCCAGAACGGGCTTTTTTGTATGCTCGTGATGTCATCAAAGGAAGATGGCCTGAAGCAGAACCTGCTATTGCAAAAAAAGCAGATTGGGCTTATACGTATGCTCGTGATTTCATTAAAGGAAGATGGCCTGAAGCAGAACCTGTTATTGCAAAAGATCCACGTTGGGCTTATTGGTATGCTCATAATGTCATCAGGGGAAGATTTCCTGAAGCAGAATCTGTTATTGCAAAACATCCAAAGTGGGCTAAAAAATACAACGAATTTATTAAAGGAATTTCAAAATGAAATTACGTGACTTATTCGAAGCAATGGATTTATACAAATATCATTCAAACCCAGAAAAATTGCATGGGTTTGATAAAAAGCACATGGCTACTCCTGAGATGGCTTATGAGGCACTAGAGAGTGGAAAACTGAATGCACAACAGAAAAAAGAAGCAGAGTCTGTTGTTGCAACAGATCCACAGTGGGCTTATGAGTATGCTCAACGAGTCATCAAAGAAAGATTTCCTAAAGGAGAATCTATCATTGCAAAACACCCAGAGTATGCTTATTGGTATGCTCATGGTGTCATTAAAGGAAGATGGCCTGAAGGAGAACCTGCTATTGCAAAAGATCCACAATGGGCTTCATATTATGCTCGTTATGTCATCGAAGAAAGATTTCCTAAAGGAGAATCTGTCATTGCAAAACACCCAGAGTATGCTTATGGGTATGCTCGTGATGTCATCAAAGGAAGATGGCCTGAAGGAGAACCTGCTATTGCAAAAGCTCCACGGTGGGCTTCATATTATGCTCGTCATGTCATCAAAGGAAGATGGCCTGAAGGAGAACCTGCTATTGCAAAAAACCTACAGTCGACTAAAAATTACAACGAATTTATTAAAGGACTTTCGAAATGAAACTACGTGACTTATTCGAAGCAATGAATTTATACAAATACCACTCAAATCCAGAGAAGTTACATGGATATGATAAAAGGCACATGGTTTCTCCTGAGATGGCCTATGAGGCACTAAAGAGTGGAAAATTAAACGCACAACAGAAAAAAGAAGCAGAGTCTGTTATTGCAAAAGTTCCAGAGTTGGCTCATTATTATGCTCGTGATGTCACCGAAAGAAGATTTCCTAAAGGAGAACCTGCTATTGCAAAAAATCCACAGTGGGCTTGTTTGTATGCTCGTGATGTCATCAAAGGAAGATGGCCTGAAGCAGAACCTGTTATTGCAAAAGATCCAGGTTGGGCTTCATATTATGCTCGTGATGTCATCAAAGGAAGATTTTCTGAAGCAGAATCTGTTATTGCAAAATATCCAAAGTCGGCTTATTGGTATACTCATGATGTCATCAAAGGAAGATGGCCTAAAGCAGAACCTGTTATTGCAAAAGATCCAGAGTTTGCTTATGGGTATGCTCGTGATGTCATCAAAGGAAGATTTCCTGAAGCAGAACCTGTTATTGCAAAAGATCCAACATATGCTAAACGGTATAAACAAGACATCAAAGGACTTTCGAAATGAAACTACGTGATCTATTCGAAGCAATGGATTTATACAAATACCACTCGAATCCAGAGAAGTTACATGGATATGATAAAAAACACATGGCTACTCCACAGATGGCATATGAGGCACTAAAGAGTGGAAAACTGAATGCACAACAGAAAAAAGAAGCAGAATCTGTTGTTGCAAAAGATCCAGAATGGGCTTATGAGTATGCTCATTATGTCATTAAAGGAAGATGGCCTAAAGCAGAATCTGTTATTGCAAAAGATCCAGAATGGGCTTATTGGTATGCTCGTTATGTCATCAAAGGAAGATGGCCTGAAGTAGAACCTGTTATTGCAAAAGATCCACATTGGGCTTATAATTATGCTCGCGATTTCATTAAAGGAAGATGGCCTGAAGGAGAACCTGCTATTGCAAAAGATCCACGGTGGGCTTATGAGTATGCTTATAATGTCATCAAAGGAAGATTTCCTGAAGCAGAATCTGTTATTGCAAAAAAAGCAAATTGGGCTTATATATGTTGATGATATCATCAAAGGAAAATGGCCTGAAGGAGAACCGGCTATTGCAAAAAACCCACAGTATGCTTATTGGTATGCTCGTGATTTCATCGAAGGAAGATGGCCTGAAGGAGAACCTGCTATTGTAAAAGATCTAAGATGGGCTAAAAAATACAACGAATTCATCAAAGGACTTTCAAAATGAAATTACGTGATCTATTCGAAGCGATGGATTTATACAAATATCACTCGAATCCAGAGACGTTACCTGGATATGATAAAAAGCACATAGCTACGCCTGAGATGGCTTGTGGAGCATTAAAAGATGGAAAATTAAACGCACAACAGAAAAAAGAAGCAGAGTCTGTTGTTGCAAAAAACCCACAGTGGGCTTATTGGTATGCTTGTAATGTCATCAAAGAAAGATTTCCTAAAGGAGAACCTGCTATTGCAAAAGATCCAGAATGGGCTTTTTTGTATGCTCGTGATGTCATCAAAGAAAGATTTCCTGAAGCAGAACCTGTTATTGCAAAAGATCCACGTTGGGCTTATAATTATGCTGATGATATCATCAAAGGAAGATTTCCTAAAGGAGAACCTGCTATTGCAACAGATCCAACGCGGGCTTGTCCGTATGCTCGTGATGTCATCAGGGGAAGATGGCCTGAAGCAGAACCTGTTATTGCAAAAGATCCAGGTTGGGCTTATTGGTATGCTCGTCATGTCATCAAAGGAAGATGGCCTGAAGCAGAACCTGTTATTGCAAAAGATCCACAGTGGGCTAAGCCATACAACGAATTCATCAAAGGACTTTCAAAATGAAATTACGTGATCTATTCGAAGCGATGGATTTATACAAATATCATTCAAATCCAGAGAAGTTACATGGATATGATAAAAAGCACATGGCTACTCCTGAGATGGCCTATGAGGCACTAAAGAGTGGAAAATTAAATGTACCACAGAAAAAAGAAGCAGAATCTGTTGTTGCAACAGATCCAAAGTTTGCTTATGAGTATGCTCGTAATGTCATCAAAGGAAGGTTTCCTAAAGGAGAACCTATTATTGCAAAAGATCCAGAGTTGGCTTATGAGTATGCTATAGATGTCATTGGAGAAAGATTTCCTAAAGGAGAATCTGTCATTGCAAAAGATCCAGAGTGGGCTTGTTTGTATGCTCGTAATGTTATCGAAGGAAGGTTTCCTAAAGGAGAACCTGCTATTGCAAAAAAAGCAGATTGGGCTTATGTGTATGCTCAACAAGTCATCAAAGAAAGATTTCCTAAAGGAGAATCTGTCATTGCAAAAGATCCACAGTGGGCTTATACGTATGCTCGTTATGTCATTAAAGGAAGATTTCCTGAAGCAGAATCTGCTATTGCAAAAGATCCACACCTGGCTAAAAATTACAACGAATTCATCAAAGGACTTTCGAAATGAAATTACGTGACTTACTCGAAGCAATGGATTTATACAAATATCACTCGAATCCAGAGAAATTGCATGGGTTTGATAAAAAGCACATGGCTACTCCACAGATGGCATATCAGGCACTAGAGAGCGGAAAACTGAATGCACAACAAAAGAAAGAAGCAGAATCTGTTATTGTAACAGATCCAGAGTTTGCTTATTGGTATGCTCGTTCTGTCATCCAAAGAAGATGGCCTAAGGCAGAACCTGTTATTGCAACAGATCCACAGTGGGCTTATAGTTATGCTCGTGATGTCATCAAAGGAAGATTTCCTAAAGGAGAACCTGCTATTGCAAAAGATCCTGAATGGGCTTATTGGTATGCTTGTAGTGTCATCAAAGAAAGATTTCCTAAAGGAGAACCTGCTATTGCAAAAGATCCAGAATGGGCTTGTTGGTATGCTCGTTCTGTCATCAAAGGAAGATTTCCTGAAGCAGAACCTGCTATTGCAAAACATCCAAAATGGACCAAAAAATACAAAGAATTTATTAAAGGAATTTCAAAATGAAATTGCGTGATCTACTCGAAGCAATGGATTTATACAAATATCATTCAAACCCAGAAAAATTGCATGGGTTTGATAAAAAACACATGGCTACGCCTGAGATGGCTTATGAGGCACTAAAGAGTGGAAAATTAAATGCACAACAAAAGAAAGAAGCAGAATCTGTTGTTGTAACAGATCCAGAGTTTGCTTCATATTATGCTCGTGATGTCATCCAAGGAAGATGGCCTAAGGCAGAACCTGTTATTGCAAAAGATCCTGAATGGGCTTATTGGTATGCTTGTAATGTCATCAAAGAAAGATTTCCTAAAGGAGAATCTGTCATTGCAAAAGATCCACGGTCGGCTTATACGTACGCTCGTGATGTCATCAAAGGAAGATGGCCTGAAGCAGAACCTGCTATTGCAAAACATCCAAAATGGGCTTATGATTATGCTCGTGATGTCACTAAAGGAAGATGGTCTGAAGCAGAACCGGTTATTGCAAAAAACCCACAGTGGGCTTATTGGTATGCTCGTAATGTCATCAAAGGAAGATTTCCTGAAGCAGAACCTATTATTGCAAAAGATTCAGGTTGGGCTTATTGGTATGCTCGTTATGTCATCAAAGGAAGATTTCCTGAAGCAGAACCTATTATTGCAAAAGATTCAGAATGGACCAAAAAATACAAAGAATTTATTAAAGGAATTTCAAAATGAAATTGCGTGATCTACTCGAAGCAATGGATTTATACAAATACCACTCGAATCCAGAGAAGTTACATGGATATGATAAAAAACACATGGCTACTCCTGAGATGGCCTATGAGGCACTAGAGAGTGGAAAACTGAATGCACAACAAAAGAAAGAAGCAGAATCTGTTGTTGCAACAGATCCAAAGTTTGCTTCATATTATGCTCGTGATGTCATCAAAGGAAGATTTCCTGAAGGAGAACCTGTTGTTGCAACAGATCCAAAGTTTGCTTCATATTATGCTCGTGATGTCATCAAAGGAAGCTTTCCTGAAGCAGAGTCTGTTATTGCAAAAGATCCACGGTGGGCTTCATATTATGCTCGTGATGTCATCAAAGGAAGATTTCCTAAAGGAGAACCTGTTATTGCAAAAGATCCAGAGTATGCTTATTGGTATGCTCATTCTGTCATCAAAGGAAGATTTCCTGAAGCAGAACCTGTTATTGCAAAAGATCCACGGTGGGCTTATAGTTATGCTCGTGATGTCATTAAAGAAAGATTTCCCAAAGGAGAACCTGCTATTGCAAAAGATCCAGATTATGCTTATGGGTATGCTCGTGATGTCATCAAGGAAAGATTTCCTGAAGCAGAATCTGTCATTGCAAAAGATCCACACCTGGCTAAAAATTACAAAGAATTCATCAAAGGACTTTCAAAATGAAATTACGTGACTTATTCGAAGCGATGAACTTATACAAATACCACTCAAATCCAGAGAAATTGCATGGATATGATAAAAAGCACATGGCTACGCCTGAGATGGCATATGAGGCACTAAAGAGTGGAAAACTAAATGCACAACAGAAAAAAGAAGCAGAGTCTGTTGTTGCAACAGATACAAAGTGGGCTTATTGGTATGTCAGTAATGTCATCAAAGAAAGATTTCCTAAAGGAGAACCTGCTATTGCAAAAGATCCAGAATGGGCTTTTTTGTATGCTCGTGATTTCATCAAAGGAAGATTTCCTGAAGCAGAATCTGTTATTGCAAAAGATCCACGGATGGCTTATATGTACGCTCATGATATCATCAAAGAAAGATTTCCTAAAGGAGAACCTGCTGTTGCAAAAAAAGCAGATTGGGCTTATGAGTATGCTCGTTATATCATTAAAGAAAGATTTCCTAAAGGAGAATCTGTCATTGCAAAAGATCCAGATTATGCTTTTTGGTATGCTCGTGATGTCATCAAAGGAAGATGGCCTGAAGGAGAACCTGCTATTGCAAAAAATCCACGGACGGCTTATATGTACGCTCATGATGTCATCAAAGAAAGATTTCCTAAAGGAGAATCTGTTATTGCAAAAGATCCAGAGTATGCTAAATATTATAAACAATACATCAAAGAACTTTCAAAATGAAACTACGTGATCTATTCGAAGCGATGGATTTATACAAATATCACTCGAATCCAGAGAAATTGCATGGATATGATAAAAAGCACATGGCTACTCCACAGATGGCATATGAGGCACTAAAGAGTGGAAAATTAAATACACCACAGAAAAAAGAAGCAGAATCTGTTGTTGCAACAGATATAAAGTGGGCTTATTGGTATGCTCGTGATGTCATTGAAGGAAGATTTCCTAAAGCGGAACCTGTTATTACAAAAGATCCAGAGTATGCTTATTGGTATGCTCATGATGTCATTAAGGGAAGGTGGCCTAAAGCGGAACCTGTTATTGCAAAAGATCCAGAGTATGCTTATTGGTATGCTCATGATGTCATTAAGGGAAGGTGGCCTAAAGCGGAACCTGTTATTGCAAAAGATCCAGAATGGGCTTATGAGTATGTTCGTAATGTCATCAAAGGAAGATGGCCTGAAGCAGAACCTGTTATTGCAAAAGATCCAGAGTATGCTTATTGGTATGCTCGTGATGTCATCGAGGAAAGATTTCCTAAGGGAGAACCTGCTGTTGCAAAAAATCCACGGACGGCTTATTGGTATGCTCATGATGTCATCAACGGAAGATTTCCTAAAGGAGAACCTGCTATTGTAAAAGATCCAAGGTGGGCTAAAAAATACAACGAATTCATCAAAGGACTTTCGAAATGAAACTACGCGACTTATTCGAAGCGATGAATTTATACAAATATCATTCAAACCCAGAAAAATTGCATGGGTTTGATAAAAAACACATGGCTACGCCTGAGATGGCTTTTGGAGCATTAAAAGGTGGAAAATTAAATGCACAACAGAAAAAAGAAGCAGAGTCTGTTATCGCAAAAGATCCACGTTGGGCTTATAGGTATGTTGATGATATCATCAAAGGAAGATGGCCTGAAGCAGAATCTGTTATTGCAAAAGATCCAGAATGGGCTTTTTTGTATGCTCGTGATTTCATCAAAGGAAGATTTCCTGAAGCAGAATCTGTTATTGCAAAAAATCCACGGACGGCTTATATGTACGCTCATGATGTCATTAAAGGAAGATTTCCTGAAGCAGAATCTGTTATTGTAAAAGATCCAGAATGGGCTTGGTTGTATGCTCGCGATGTCATCAAAGGAAGATTTCCTGAAGCAGAATCTGTTATTGCAAAAGATCCACGTTGGGCTTATTGGTATGCTAGTGATGTCATCAAAGGAAGATGGATTGAAGGAGAACCTGCTATTGCAAAAGACCCAACATATGCTAAACGGTATAAACAAGACATCAAAGGACTTTCAAAATGAAATTACGTGATCTATTCGAAGCAATGGATTTATACAAATATCATTCAAATCCAGAGAAGTTACATGGATATGATAAAAAACACATGGCTACTCCTGAGATGGCTTATGAGGCACTAAAGAGTGGAAAATTAAATGCACAACAAAAGAAAGAAGCAGAATCTGTTGTTGCAACAGATCCACGGTGGGCTTATGAGTACGCCCAACAAGTCATCGAAAGAAGATTTCCTGAAGCAGAACCTGTTATTGCAAAAAAAGCAGATTGGGCTTGTGTGTATGCTCAACAAGTCATCAAAGGAAGATGGCCTGAAGCAGAACCTGTTATTGCAAAAAAAGCAGATTGGGCTTATGAATATGCTCGCTCTATCATCCAAGGAAGATGGCCTAAGGCAGAACCTGCTATTGTAAAAGACCCAAGGTGGGCTTATTGGTATGCTCGTTATGTCATCAAAGGAAGATGGACTGAAGCAGAACCTGTTATTGCAAAAGATCCAGGTTGGGCTTATGAGTATGCTCGTTATGTCATCAAAGGAAGATGGCCTGAAGGAGAACCTGTTATTGCAAAAGATCCAAAGTGGGCTAAAAAATACAACGAATTCATCAAAGGACTTTCAAAATGAAACTACGTGACTTATTCGAAGCGATGGATTTATACAAATACCACTCAAATCCAGAGAAGTTACATGGATATGATAAAAAGCACATGGCTACGCCTGAGATGGCATATCAGGCACTAGAGAGTGGAAAACTGAATGCGCAACAGAAAAAAGAAGCAGAGTCTGTTGTTGCAACAGATCCAAAGTTTGCTTGTTGGTATGCTCGTTCTATCATCCAAGGAAGATGGCCTGAGGCAGAACCTGTTATTGCAAAAAACCCACAGTGGGCTTATTGGTATGCTGATGATATCATTGAAGGAAGATGGCCTAAAGCAGAACCTGTTATTGCAAAACATCCAGAGTGGGCCACATATTATGCTCATAATGTCATCAAAGGAAGATGGCCTGAAGCAGAACCTGCTATTGCAAAAGATCCAGAATGGGCTTATGAGTATGCTGATGATAGCATCAAAGGAAGATGGCCTGAAGGAGAACCTGCTATTGCAAAAGATCCACAGTATGCTTATTGGTATGCTCGTGATGTCATCAAAGGAAGATGGCCTGAAGCAGAACCTGCTATTGCAAAAAATCCAGAGTGGGCTAAAAAATACAACGAATTTATTAAAGGACTTTCGAAATGAAATTGCGTGATCTATTCGAAGCAATGGATTTATACAAATATCATTCAAACCCAGAAAAATTGCATGGATATGATAAAAAACACATGGCCACGCCTGAGATGGCTTTTGAAGCATTAAAGAGTGGAAAATTAAATGCACAACAGAAAAAAGAAGCAGAGTCTGTTGTTGCAAAAGATCCACGGTGGGCTTATAGGTATGCTCAACAAGTCATCGAAAGAAGATTTACTGAAGCAGAACCTGTTATTGCAAAAAAAGCAGATTGGGCTTATGTGTATGCTCAACAAGTCATCAAAGGAAGATTTCCTGAAGCAGAATCTGTTATTGCAAAACATCCAGAGTGGGCTTCATATTATGCTCGTGATGTCATCAAAGGAAGATTTCCTGAAGCAGAATCTGTTATTGCAAAAGATCCACGTTGGGCTTATTGGTATGCTAGTGATGTCATCAAAGGAAGATGGACTGAAGGAGAACCTGCTATTGCAAGAGATCCACAGTGGGCTTCATATTATGCTCGTTCTGTCATCAAAGGAAGATTTCCTGAAGCAGAACCTGTTATTGCAAAAGTTCCAGAATGGGCTAAGCCATACAACGAATTCATCAAAGGACTTTCAAAATGAAATTACGTGACTTATTCGAAGCAATGGATTTATACAAATACCACTCAAATCCAGAGAAGTTACATGGATATGATAAAAAACACATGGCTACTCCTGAGATGGCTTTTGAAGCACTAAAGAGTGGAAAATTAAACGCACAACAGAAAAAAGAAGCAGAGTCTGTTATTGCAAAAGATCCACGTTGGGCTTATAATTATGCTGATGATATCATCAAAGGAAGATTTCCTGAAGCAGAACCTGCTATTGCAAAAGATCCAGAGTATGCTTATTGGTATACTCATGATGTCACTAAAGGAAGATGGCCTGAAGGAGAACCTGCTATTGCAAAAGATCCAAAGTGGGCTTGTTTGTATGCTCGTAATGTCATCAAGGAAAGATTTCCTAAAGGAGAACCTGCTATTGCAAAAAAAGCAGATTGGGCTTATGTGTATGCTCAACAAGTCATCGAAAGAAGATTTCCTAAAGGAGAACCTGCTATTGCAAAAGATCCACAGTGGGCTTATGGGTATGCTCGTGATGTCATTAAAAGAAGATTTCCTGAAGCAGAACCTGTTATTGCAAAAGATCCAGAATGGGCTAAAAAATACAAAGAATTTGTTAAAGGACTTTCGAAATGAAATTACGTGATCTGTTCGAAGCAATGGATTTATATAAATATCATTCAAATCCAGAGAAGTTACATGGATATGATAAAAAGCACATGGCTACGCCTGAGATGGCTTTTGAAGCATTAAAAGGTGAAAAATTAAACGCACAACAGAAAAAAGAAGCAGAGTCTGTTGTTGCAACAGATCCAAGATGGGCTTGTTTGTATGCTCGTAATGTCATCAAAGAAAGATTTCCTAAAGGAGAATCTGTCATTGCAAAAGATACACGTTGGGCTTGTTTGTATGCTCGTTATGTCATCAAAGGAAGATGGCCTGAAGGAGAACCTGCTATTGCAAAAAAAGCAGATTGGGCTTATGAGTATGCTCGTAATGTCATCAAAGGAAGATTTCCTGAAGCAGAATCTGTTATTGCAAAAGATCCAGAGTGGGCTTATGGGTATGCTCGTGATGTCATCAAAGAAAGATTTCCTGAAGCAGAACCTGTTATTGCAAAACATCCAGAGTGGGCTAAACCATACAACGAATTTATTAAAGGACTTTCAAAATGAAATTACGTGACTTATTCGAAGCAATGGACTTATACAAATACCACTCAAATCCAGAGAAATTGCATGGATATGATAAAAAGCACATGGCTACGCCTGAGATGGCTTTTGAATCATTAAAAGGTGGAAAATTAAACGCACAACAGAAAAAAGAAGCAGAGTCTGTTGTTGCAACAGATCCACGGTGGGCTTATGAGTACGCTCGTGATGCCATCAAAGGAAGATGGCCTGAAGGAGAACCTGCTATTGCAAAAGATCCAAAGTATGCTTATTGGTATACTCATGATGTCACTAAAGGAAGATGGCCTGAAGGAGAACCTGCTATTGCAAAACATCCAGAGTATGCTTATTGGTATACTCATGATGTCATTAAAGGAAGATGGCCTGAAGGAGAACCTGCTATTGCAAAACATCCAGAATGGGCTTATGAGTATGCTCGTGGTGCCATCAAAGGAAGATGGCCTGAAGGAGAACCTGCTATTGCAAAAGATCCACAGTATGCTTATTGGTATGCTCGTAATGTCATCAAAGGAAGATTTCCTGAAGCAGAATCTGTTATTGCAAAAGATCCACAGTGGGCTTCGTATTATGCTCGTAATGTCATCAAAGGAAGATTTCCTGAAGCAGAACCTGTTATTGCAAAAGATCCGACATATGCTAAACGGTATAAACAAGACATCAAAGGACTTTCGAAATGAAATTACGCGACTTGTTTGAAGCAATGGATTTATACAAATATCACTCGAATCCAGAAAAATTGCATGGGTTTGATAAAAAACACATGGCTACTCCTGAGATGGCTTTTTTTGCATTAAAAGGTGGAAAATTAAACACACAACAGAAAAAAGAAGCAGAGTCTGTTGTTGCAACAGATCCACAGTGGGCTTATAGTTATGCTCGTAATGTCATCAAAGGAAGATGGTCTGAAGCAGAACCTGCTATTGCAAAAGACCCAGAATGGGCTTTTTTGTATGCTCGTGATGTCATCAAAGGAAGATGGTCTGAAGCAGAACCTGCTATTGCAAAAGACCCAGAATGGGCTTTTTTGTATGCTCGTGATGTCATCAAAGGAAGATGGTTTGAAGGAGAACCTGCTATTGCAAAAGATCCACGGTGGGCTTATTGGTATGCTAGTAATGTTATCAAAGAAAGATTTCCTAAAGGAGAACCTGCTATTGCAAAAGATCCAGAATGGGCTTTTTTGTATGCTCGTGATGCCGTCAAAGGAAGATGGCCTGAAGCAGAACCTGCTATTGCAAAAGACCCACGTTGGACTTATAATTATGCTCGTTCTGTCATCAAAGGAAGATGGCCTGAATAAGAACCTGCTATTGCAAAAGATCCAACATATGCTAAACGGTATAAACAAGACATCAAAGGACTTTCGAAATGAAACTACGTGACTTACTCGAAGCAATGGATTTATACAAATATCATTCAAACCCAGAAAAATTGCATGGGTTTGATAAAAAGCACATGGCTACGCCTGAGATGGCATATGAGGCACTGGAGAGTGGAAAACTGAATGCACAACAAAAGAAAGAAGCAGAATCTGTTGTTGCAACAGACACAAAGTGGGCTTATGAGTATGCTCATGATGTCATCAAGGGAAGATGGCCTAAAGGAGAATCTGTCATTGCAAAAGATCCACGTTTGGCTTATATTTATGCTCGTGATGTCATCAAGGAAAGATTTCCTGAAGCAGAACCTACTGTTGCAAAAGATCCACGTTTGGCTTATTGGTATGCTCGTGAGGTCATCAAAGGAAGGTTTCCTAAAGGAGAACCTGCTATTGCAAAAGATCCAGAGTTGGCTTATGGGTATGCTCGTGATGTCATCAAAGGAAGATGGCCTGAAGCAGAATCTGTCATTGCAAAAGATCCAAAGTGGGCTTATGGGTATGCTCGTGATGTCATCAAAGAAAGATGGCCTGAAGGAGAACCTGCTATTGCAAAAGATCCAAAGTGGGCTAAAAATTACAACGAATTCATCAAAGGACTTTCGAAATGAAATTACGCGACTTGTTTGAAGCAATGGATTTATACAAATATCATTCAAACCCAGAAAAATTGCATGGGTTTGATAAAAAGCACATGGCTACTCCACAGATGGCATATGAGGCACTAAAAAGTGGAAAATTAAACGCACAACAGAAAAAAGAAGCAGAATCTGTTGTTGCAACAGATCCACAGTGGGCTTATAGTTATGATCGTGATGTCATCAAGGGAAAGTGGCCTGAAGGAGAACCTGCTATTGCAAAAGATCCAGAATGGGCTTTTTTGTATGCTCGTGATGTCATTGAAGGAAGATGGCCTGAAGGAGAACCTGCTATTGCAAAAGATCCACGTTGGGCTTATTGGTATGCTCGTGATGTCATCAAAGGAAGATTTCCTAAAGCAGAACATGTTATTACAAAAGATCCACGGTGGGCTTATTGGTATGCTCGTTATATCATCAAGGGAAGATGGCCTGAAGCAGAACCTGCTATTGCAAAAGATACAGAACGGGCTAAACCATACAACGAATTTATTAAAGGACTTTCGAAATGAAACTGCACACTGGAAAATGTTTCTGGTGTAGCAACAATAAGAAAGTAGTCAATTGAACATTAAAATGTTGTTTTTCTTTATCTTCTCGGTGTATAATTATTAGAATAATAAACAATAATAATTATAACAAAGGACGCACTATGTCATTGGTACCAGACTATTCACTATCAGACGCGATTTATAACATTGTTCTTGAACTCAAAAAAGCAAAAGCGAAATTTCCAAATTGGCCTACAGACCCACTTCATGCTCTTGCTGTTTTAGGTGAAGAATACGGAGAATTGAATAAAGCTGTTCTTCAGTATTCACATGAACCCCACAAAACGAGCCTGGAAGAAATTCGAAGTGAGGCAATTCAAACAGCAGCAATGGCTATGAGATTTATTATGAATTTAGATCAATATGTATACACTCAAAGCGAACAACACATACTGGATGTGCAATATGAAGATTAACAAATCAATAATAGATTATATTCGGAATGTAATCAAAGTAGCAAAAATAGCAGGAATTGATTCAGCAGTTTTTGAGAAAGACCTTGTTCGTGGTTTAGATGAAAACAAAACAGTGTTTATTCTACATAAAGACGATGTTCCTGAATTTCCATTTGATGGAATGGGTCTTGGGCGACTTGATTTGTTTTCATCACGATACGCTTTAGTCGATGGTCGTCCAGATGTCTCCATAGAAGGTGAAATTTCTACAAAAGATGGGACAAATCAGGTTACACAATTAACATTCAAAGCTAAAAATCTTAAAGTTGATTATCGTTGTGCAAACGCAACAATATTCAAATCTCCAAAAAATGTTAAAAATCCTATGATTTATCAGTTTTCGATAAATCAAGATGCCGTGGAAACACTAGTTAAAGCACAAAGTGCGATGGGTGTTGAACACTTAACGCTTATTAGTAACGCAGACGGAATGCGCTTTGAATTAGTTGACACCAACAATGATGTATTTTCGCATGATTTTTCAGCCCAAGCTATTTCGATAGAAGAACGCGAAGATGTAATGTTTGTTCATCGTTATCCTGTTAAAACACTTATTGCATTGTTTAAACAAGACCCCGAACAGACTGTCGAATTAAATTTGAGTGGTATAATGAAAGTTCGTATTTTAGGAGTTGATGTATATGTCTTCCCAGCCATCTAATTTTGTAACAGAAGATCGTATAGGTATAGTCATGGTTGCATGGCATAATGTGAGGAATAATCCGGAACTAATTCAAAGAGTATTAAGTTATGGTATAGTTATTGGTGTTGAGAACTCAATCCTTGGAATCGATAACATAAAATATCTTATTGCATCACCCCTGTTTGATATTGTTTACCCTGGACAAACCATTCCTAAATATGATGTGATTATCACACAAAGTGACAGAAATTATCAAATTAGTTTTCAAAAACAAATTGATGTTGTAAACGAATTAATTTTTAAAGAGGATTCAATCCATGTTTGGCCTATTCAAAAAGAAGAATAATCAATCCAACGAAGATAATAAAAAAGACAGCAACGAACCTTGGGTTCAGGTTGTTGGTGATCACGTTGATGCAAAAGGGATTAAAATAGAATTGGATTGGAATGATGCTTTTGTTACTTATTTAAAAAACAATGGATATTCAGGTGTGGATGATGAAACCATTGTTCAAAAATGGGTTGCACATATGTATAAGCATGTAATGGAAAATATGAACGATACACAAACTTCAAAATATGAATAATTCAGAAACTTTCCTCTGCGTTGATATGTCAAATATACTACATAAAACTTTTTATGTAAACGCCCGCGAAGATAGTGAAACACTTGCAGCACTTGCATATCATTCATCATTGACTACACTCAACAAATATCATAAATTATATAAGCCAACAAAAACCATTTTTGTTTTTGATCGTGATAATTGGAGAAAATACTACACAAAGTCTGAGGATTGTTATTCCCAAAAATTATATAAGGGTCAACGTCGTCAAAATATGACTCCAAGTGAAAGAAAACGTTATGAAATTTTCTTAACGTTTATTAGTGATTTTGAAACATTAATGAGAGAACATACCGGAATTGTGTGTTTAGCAGGTGATATGTTGGAAGCAGATGATTTAATCGCAGGTGTTGCGGAAATATATTCTGACCAAGATACAGTTATCATTCTATCAGCAGATAAAGACATGATTCAGTTACTGAAGTATCCTAACGTTCAATTAATTGATCCAGCAACTGGAAAAAATAGAACTCTTGAAGAATGGGATAATGATGTTGATTACTTTATGTATACCAAGTGTCTTCGTGGAGATATTGGTGATAATGTTCAGTCTGCATATCCAAGGATTCGCAAAACACGAATCAAAGAAACATACACAGACCCATATAAACGTTTAAATATGATGAAAGAAACATGGACAGATCAAAATAACAGAACGATGGTAGTTGGGGATTTGTTTGAAGAAAATCAATTATTGATGAGTTTAACAAACCAACCAGCTTGTATTCGTAGGAAAATTTTTGAAGTTATTGAACATGAAATTAACAATCCAGGCAAATATTCTCATTTCCATTTCATTAAATTCCTTGGAAAATATCAACTCAAAAAAGTTGTAAGTCAGCTGGACTTATTTGTTCCACTATTAATGGGTTAAGTCCCATCTTTTGGGGGTGGTGGAGCTTTAGTTCCACCCGAATCAGATGAATCATCGTCTCGGTTTGGAATTTTTCCGTGTTTCAACCACTCATTAAAACCTGCACCACCGACGAGATATGTCAAGTAAACACCCAATACATCAACTTCTAGATGTCCTTTATCTGCAAATGTTATAATTACCCACGTTGATATGATTACACCAATTAAGTATCCCATCTTATATGGAGATGTTTTGCTTGTGGCGCTGTCTACTATTAATTGTTCCCACCGAATGGGACTATTTGGATTTTTGTCTGCTTTAACAAATAACCAAACAAAGAAACCCATGATTGAAATTACGAACCACGATGCTGTAGAAAAAGGAAGACTTGTAGCTATAAAAGTAAAAAAATTACCAATCACAGTTGCAATTTCACCCAGTGTGGATATAAATGTCGTTACCATATTATCTCTCATAAATATTGTATATACGTATTTATTAAAAAGGTAAAAAATGCCAGCACAAACAAGAGTAGGAGACATAGGAATTGGAGTGTGTCCTTGTCATGATTCTCCAGTTACATATGTTACTACGTTCGTAACTGGAGCCAATTCAACATTTGCAAATGGTCAAATTTCTTGTATTGTTGGAACACTAGGGATTTCCAGTTGTGGACACATGACTACTGCTTTTACAGGTTCTCCAGATGTATTTCTTGAAAATCAGCCAGCACATAGAATTGGAGACACAGGTTCTAACTGTGGACCATATTCAGTTGTAACAGGTTCCCCAGACGTGTTTGATAATTTATAATGGAGATAAAATGATTGATACAGTTACAGGTTTATTAGCTGCTGGTCAACAACCAGTGGGAACAATTGGAAGTTTATATAAAGATCCTTCAGCAGAAGGACGAAATGTGTTATTGGATGAAAAAACTTCTCTACTTGATATTCATGATTATTTGGGTTTACCACACCCAACCGTTAGTGCTTTTGATAATTTTGATACTATCGTATCAAATCATTTCCTTGGTTCAAATGGTTCTCCCGGGAAGATAGATAAAATGCCCCAAGAGCTTGCATTGACACAATCAGTATCTGCTGTTAGAAATATAATAAGCCAAGCTGAACCCACCCAACCAGGACCAACAACAAACTCTTCTGGTTGCCCAAGTTTGTTTGATGATATTTTTGGAACCATAAAAAAGATTTCTTCAGTTATCGGAGATGCTTTAACAAGTATAAAATCAGCATTCCAGAGTGTATTTGATGATATTTCTGCATTTACAGGAAAGATTTATAACTCAATAAAAGATTTAGCTAAAGATGTTGTCGGAAACCCTGTTGTCAAATCATTTCTTCAAGGTTTGTCAGATTTTACAACAAAAATAGGTAGTGCTGTTAGTGATATAGTAACAGCTGTAAAAAAAGCAATTGGAGACTTCACAACATTAGTTCAAAAAGAAACAGCAGAACTCGGAAAGGCAATGAAAGATCTTTTAAATTTTCATTTTTTAAGTTCTTTGAATACCACAAATCCTTGTGTTCAGGATATACACAATCAAACAATCAACAAAGACCAAATAAGTCCAACTGCGATTGCTGCGCTGAATAGAATCACAATCACGTAAATTTCTATACGTAAATTTCTATACACTTTTTGTTGGTTTTCGTATATAATATACAAAACGGTTGAATGAAATATAGTGAAATCACAATTAATGGAATATAACCTTTTTATACAACGGAATGGTAAATTAACTATATCTCCGTCGTATAATAAAATTATAAACAAACATGAATTTTTATTTAACCGAATCAGAGAATTAACAAAATTTTTACCTGAACACGTTTCAACATATGAACGACTTTATTGCATATTACATAATATAAGTGAATCTCCAACGTGTGGGTATTGTTCTAACTTAATTCAATTTAGTCAAGGCAAAAAACACTATGCAACATATTGTCGCTCGTGTGTTCAAAAAGTTCCTGAAATAAGAGAAAAATATTACCAAAAAATGGAAGATAAATATGGGGAAAAAATCCCAGCAAAAGTTCCATCTATTCAGCACCAGATTCAATCTACAATGGTTGAAAGATACGGAACATCAAGCTACTTGGGATCAGATAAACACAAGAATGATCAAATAGAAAAAAATAATTTATTACGAGATGGTCTTTATCCAAACACATTTAAAATTAAAGACATTTTACACAAAATTGATGACCCAGGTTGGTTAACTGAAGAGAATAAAAATAAATCCTTAATTCAGATTGCAACAGAACTTAACGTAAGTCCGTCATTAATCCAAAAACGATTCAATTTGTTTGATATCGCCGTTCAACAACATTTCCAATCTCAACCAGAACGTGAAGTTTGCGATTTTATTGCTTCACTTGGAATCGAAGTACAAACGAGAGTAAAAAAGTTTGGACCAGAAGTAGATGTTTATCTTCCAGAATACTCAATTGCTATAGAAATTGATGGAGTATACTGGCATAGTGAATTGAATGGAAAAAACAGAACATATCATATATCCAAAACAAATATGTTAAATTTACATGGTATTAGATTAATTCACATTATAGACGTTGAGTGGATTAATAAAAAAGATATTGTAAAATCGAGAATTTTATCATTATTAAATAAAAATACTGAAAAAATATACGCCCGAAAATGTAATATCGTAAATGTTAATTTTTCAGAAAGAAGAAATTTTATGAATGCGTATCATATTCAAGGTGATGTTGGTAGTTCTTATAACATAGGTCTTACGTTTGAAAATAAATTAGTAAGTGTTATGACTTTTGGAAAACCGCGATATGGAAAAGAAGAGTACGAATTAATCCGATTTGCTTCAAAACTTAACACCACTGTTGTGGGGGGTGCATCTAAATTATTTAAACACTTCATTTTAGAAAAATCTCCCACGTCTGTAATATCCTATAGCGATAAACGATATAACACAGGAGGAGTATATTTAAATTTGGGGTTTACATTATCCCACACAAGTTCACCCAATTATTGGTATTTTCACAGAAACAATCCATATCAACTATACTCAAGGAACGTATTTCAGAAACACAAATTGAGTGAAAAATTGGATTTATTCGATCCACTTAAAACTGAATGGAATAATATGATCAATAGTGGTTATGATCGTATATGGGATTGTGGCAATGATGTGTGGACTTGGAAACCATAAACGATTGGTTCCTTCTTTTTTTCTTAGTGTAAATATTTGTCATGCATATGCATAACACATTTAAGGAGAAACAAATGCAAGGAAAATATAGAAACATTGAATGGCTGGAATTGGAAGGTGGAATTTTAACTGAATGTGCAATCATGAAACGTTCGAATGATGGTCATGTTTGGTTTTTCCCAATTAAACCACTTGATATGGTTGATAAACAACGGTTATTGAAGATTCTTCGTAACCGTAATGCTGAACTTTACGAACTCTGGGATTTGATGTCTCAAATCACACTTGGTAACGGCGTTAATGCTTTGACGTATTTTAACCAACTTGTTAAAGTTAGAACTCCATCAGGACAAGTTCTACCATTTGGAAGTGGACAATACGGAACACCTGTTCAAGCACAAGGCCCATATTCAAACCAAACCACGTTTGCAAACAACCAATCAGAACCAATGGCACCAATGACAGATTCAAGTCAATTACAAGCCGCTGTTGAAACTGCTAAAGCACCTGCTCGAGGTCGAACAAGATAATATGAAGCCACACAAAATAAAAGGCCCCAAAGGGGCCTTTTATTTTTTCAGAAGAATTATGTACTTCGTGCTACCTGAATCGATAAAACGTACTTAATAGTCAATGTTCTATTGGCACTCTTTCTCACGGGACTGAAAATTAAATGTGTTAATAATCGTTCACCCTCCAAAGCAGGATTGGTTGGATCATTTTGAAAACCTTGATCTTGACCAGCAACAGCAGGACTCACGCTCCCCCCAAAACCTGTCAAATTAGAAAACAACCAATTAGATGGAATCGTTGAGGGCGTCGTGATGTTAATAGATGAAGTGCTACCACTTGAATTAGATACAAAGCGAAGATTTCCAAAGGTGTTCACAGTCCCAGATGCATTAGATATAGCAACAGTTGCACCAACTAACACGGAGTTAATGATATTTGTTAAATCACTAAATAAAATATCACCACCTGCACCACTACCTATACCTGTGTCAATTGTTATAACCTGTGCTGTTCCACCATCGACGGAAATAGTAAATGTATAATTTGTATTAACAGCCAAACCCGAAGAATCAGTATCTAGTTTGTTACTTACATTCACTTCCTGATAACCAAGAGTTGCGTTGTGTGGTGCTCCTGTTGTATATAACCCGATTTCATCAAAAACAAATGCATCCCCTGTAGATTCGGAAGGTGGAAGAATATCAGTAGTAGATTGTCCAGCAGGCTCAAATGGATTTAGTGTAACAGAAACTGTAACAGATGAAATTAATCCACTCTCTGAACTAACAACAGAATTTTTTGCAACATCATTTATGGGAGATGCTCCAGGTCCCGTGTCATCCAAAGCAGATGAGTCATCGACAATCTCACTGTATGTCTCGTTATAGAGAGATGATTTCCACCCTGCTGTGTCTGGCGCTTGTCCGTCATTTGGTGTTTTGTATGTAATCGTGTATGCAGCATCAACGATTGTTCCACCATTACCAAATGCCATACGATAAATGTAAAAATTATTTTCATTTGAGAGTGCTCGTGCAAAAACACGTGCCATATTTTCAGGGTGTATAGCGTTTGTCTTATCTAATAAGACATTATTTAAATCGTCTGTAATGCGTACATGTCCTTTTACACTAACAGGAAGGAAGTCTTTATTATTAAAATTCATTGTGTTTCTCCACGTTGTGCTGTATTTATGGTGAACTTTATTAACCCACAATCCCATATTCTAAAAATTCCATTATTTTTACAGTTAACAACTTCACTCGAGTGTTCATCATACTTAGTAAGAATTTTTTTAAGATTGTTGTGTCTAAAATTAAATTTGTGTATTCGTTTGTGATTAACAACATAATGATAATCAGGAGTAATGATATACTCCAAACTAAAACCAGTTTTGTGATACAAATTCCCTTCTCCCCATCTTCTGTCAGCAAAAGATACAAGTTGCGTGGGATTATAGTTTTTAATAAAATATGTTAGTAGTTTACTAAAACCTCCCACAACTTGTGCAGAAGTAGAATATCTATTAATTATATATCTATTATTTTTTTGTTTGATTAATCCCATACAAGCAACTAGTTCGTGTGTATCATACAAACCAATATTAATAGAACTTGGACCATTACCTTGAATATGAGTATTTTCAAAAAATATTTGTTTTTCTTGTGTTGAAACATTAGATATATATGTTTGTCTAGCAAATACCCGTTTACGAGGGTCTTTTCCTAATATCGCAAGCAATTTCAATTTTACTATATCCTGTTTTAGTGTCCACTCATCTTCAAAAATTGTTATTAATCTAATGTCTTTAAGTAACAATTCGTTTAATTTATTTAAATGTGAATTTTTGGTGTTACGTTCAAAATAATCACTATGCCAATACAATCCACAATATTCTATAGCAATATTATAATCTGGTAAAAAAACATCAATTTCTTTACCAGAAGTTAAGATTGTTCTATTGTTGAGTTCCACGGAGGTGAAATTTTGAAGAAATGAACCAATTTCTCGTTGAGCAAGTGATGTATTAAAATGTTTAATAGGAATATTGTACTTGTGTAAGTAATTCGAAACTGTGGTAGGATTTACTTGTAGATTGTTGGATATTTCTGCACACGATTTTTGTAAAACATGGTGTTCATGCGTCAACCAATTTATATCATTTAACAACGACAAAGTTTCATCACTAAAGTATTGTTGTTGAGGGTTTATTACTCCATAATTTGAAGCAAATGTATTGATGCGTTTTTGTTGAATGGATGAATTTTTCCAATGATGATCAACTCCGTAACGAAACAAACAAGTATTTTTTCTTTTTTGTTTTTGTTCATCTGTTTGTCCCCCATATTCCACACCATATGTTTTTAACATAGTTTGTTTGTGTTTATTTCTTGTTTGAATATTGGATTGAGCACATATTGAGGAACAAAAAGTTCTATACGAAGATTGAACAAATGATGAAATCTTCCCACATTGTGGACATCTAGGAACCGAAGTTATGTCTTTGAAAATACACAATAACCGTTCTTTCATAGAAGGTAAATAATCTTCTATATCAAGAAATTTAGTAAAATCAATTATTTGTTGTTCAATCGAAGGATGTTTAACTAATATTCTTTTATAATTATTAGAAATTCCTTTTTCAGTTAGAATACCATTTTGTTTTAAAATACTTTTTAACATTGGTTACAAGATAATAGTGAAAGTATTTATGATTCAATTAAAATAGAGTTAAACATAAAAAGGGGCGAATTTCTTCGCCCCCAAATCTTCCCTTCCCTTGAGAATTTTAAAGTTTAAACTGTTTAACTTTTCCACCCTTTTTAAGAGTTTTGCTTTTCGCAGTCCATTCACTCTTAAACATCTGCAAACGTTTTCCATAATCTTCAAATACGGTCCATTCATCACCTTCTGCTAAAACTTCTCCGTTATCATTCATAATATAAAACACTTCTCGAAGTTTGTTTTTCATCAAGTAGAACATCGTATTTGCGTAGGCAGGAGAAACTCCATGATTTGCAACGAACACGGTAAACTCTTTTCTGGTTGCATTTGGATGGTCTTGTAGAAATTTACGAGCTTGTGCAACCTTTTCTCCGCGTGACTTTGTAGAAGCTTCACCACCGTTATGTTCTGTTGATTTGGCTGTTTTATTTGCGGGCTTTGGTGTTGATTTACCACTTGGTGCCTCATCATCGTCTTCGTCTTTTGAACTTTTATTCCCAACAACTTTATCAGGGTCAAAATCTTTAACCTTAACACCACGTTTAGATAAATCTTTATCTGCCTTTGCAACCAGTGCTTTTTCGGATGGGGACAAATCATCTTCATCGTCTTCCCATTCTGTTAAGGTACTATATTTTTTATTTTCAAGTGTTCCACGTAATTTCATTTGTTTTCTCCAATTAATTTTATCTATTTATACTTTAACCAACAACCCTTACATTTCCTGTAAATCCTGTAGTAAATGTGACTGTTATTGTGTTAATGTCTGTATGTTGAACACTTAATGGGAGGATTTTCTCCAGATTTCCAGAATTGACAACATACACGTCTATAACTTCAGCGTTTGTTCCTAAGTTATGAGCAATTGTCCAAGAAGACGAACTCGTTGATTGAATGTGATTATATTGAGCCATGAGTTTCTCCTTAAACTACTGTAGCACGACCAGCTTGTGCTGACGAAAATGTGGCAACTAACGTATTAGCATTAGAAACAATCATTGATGAAGGCATAATCTTTGTATATGTTCCTCCATCCATAACCCAAAAATCTACACAAGGCATATTCGTTTGAAGATTATGTGTAATTGTCCAAGTTGTTGATGCTGTAGATTGTTCAAAATAAAACTTATTTGAAATTGTTTTCATTCCCATGATTTTCTCCATTAAACCAGTTTAGCAACACCAGTAATTGCACTGGTAAATGTTATTGTGACCTGAAAAGCATCATCAACTTTAATGGAATAAGGTTGAATTTCTTCTCCAGTACCATTGAATACACGAACATTAGGAACATAACCTAACCAATGACGAACAACCCAAGTGGCTGATGGTGTTGATTGTGTATATTCGTATGCATATTGTGGAGTAATTAAACCTCCATACAAATTATCATCTCCATACATACAAACAGCAGTTCCCGATGCAGCTGTATTGAATGTAACCATAATAGAGGAATCGTCCACATAATGTATTGCATCTGGAATAATTTGATTGTTCGTATCATCAAATATTTGAACAAGAGGATATATTGGAGTTGTTGTTATTGCAGTTGTTGTGTTGAAATTGTGTTGAATTGTCCAAGAAGTGCTTGGCGTAGACTGTGTTAACACAAATGTGTCATGTTTTGGTCCTAATGGAACCCAAATAGTGTTTACACCAGCCTGAATACAAATCCAAACTCGTTTACCTTTAAAGGTAATTCTTCCTACAACAGGTGTTAAGGGAAAATCTGCTTCAACTTGCAAAGCCATTTGTTGAGCTTGGTTATCGTTTAAATTTAAGTCACCATAAAATTTCACAACATGCCTCCTTAAATTAAACTGTTGGATAAACTGTGGTATCACCAAACATAACAACTGCACGACCTGTAATACTAGTTCCAAAGGTTATCGTAAGACTATTATTGTTAATTGGGACAACCGAATTAGGAATTAACATGTTTCCTGTATTATCATAAACCTGAACTAATGGACTACCTGCATTCAGATTGTGAACGACAGTCCAAGATGAGGAAGCAGTAGTTTGATCATGCGTATATGTATTTGTTGTTCCTGTTAAAGGAATCCAAGCTGGAACTCCAAGAGTAATTTCAGCACAAATCCAAACTCTCTTTCCTGTGTAAGCAATTCTACCAACTACGGGGGGGTTTGGGAGATTTGCTTCTTCTTGAAGAGCCATGCGCTGCATTTGGTTGTTGTTAAGGTCAATATCTCCATAAGATTTCATTTTTTATTCTCCGTAGTTTGTGTCATAGTAGTATTTATGATTTAGGAGAAACAAAAAAAGCCTCCGAAGAGGCTTTTTTGTAAGAGTTTTAAAATTAACCCTTAACACCCATAACAATACAGGTTCCAGCGACAGCTGTGTTAAAAGTAACTGTAACTGTGTTTGCATCTGTAAATGTGATGCTTTGTGGAATAATAACTTCATCTAAATTATCAACGATTGTAACAACAACATATTTCTGACCAATATTGTGTGTGATCGTCCATGATGTAGCAGCTGTTCCAACTGTTCCTTGGTGATAAATCTTCTGTGCTTGCCATGCAGTACCATCAGCAATAAGAGCTGTTCCAGAAGCTGTTGCAGGAGCTGTGCCAACATCATGCAAATCACCAAGGTTAATACCTGCTGTGTTCACAGAAACAGTAACTGTTCCAGCGCTTTCAGTTGTAGTAACTGTTGAACTACCAGCAATCGTCAATGTTGCACCAAGAGCTACTGTACTAGAACCTGTATCACCAGCAACTGTAATGGTGTTGTGTGATAACGCAACTGCACCGGTTGTAACTGTGAAGTCTGTACCGAAACTAGCAACACCCTTCTGTGAAGAAGAAGCATCAGAAGCATTGATTGTGATTGTGTTAGCTGTAACTGCAGTTGTGATACCTTGACCTGAAGTTCCTAATACTGAGAATGTTTCACCAAGAGCGACTGGATCAGCAGTACCTGTATCAGCAGCCATTGTGATGGAACTGTTTGCAAGCTTACTGTTACCAATTGTTCCAAGAACAACACTACCAGAAGTTACTGTAAATTCAGTTGCATCAAACTTAGCAACACCCTTCTGTGAAGAAGAAGCATTAGCAGCTGTGATTGTGAATGTAGAAGTTCCTGCTGGGGATTCAACAACATCAGAAGCGATACCTTGTACGGAGTCACCCTTGATTTGTAACGTATCACCAAGAACTAATGTATCGGTAGCTGTATCACCGTTAATTGTGAATGAAGGATGTGCTAACATTGCATTTGTAACACCAGCAGCACTGATCTTCAAGCCTGTAGCAGACTGTTCCATTCCAGAACCTGAATCAAGAACGAATGTTAACTGACCACCTGTAGCTGTACTTGTAAGCTGAACAGCCTTACCAGATACAACGTCAACACCAACTTCATCAGTAGGTAATTGAACAATACCAGCACCCATGTTAATGTAAACTGTGTTACCAGTGTTAGCCAAACCTGTACCCCAAACGAATGCTTGACCACCAGAGAACTGGCTGAATGCAACACTGTCGGTTCCAACTGTAGTAACTGTAGCTGTTTCTGTCCAACCTGTACCTTCGTTGACTGTACCTTGCTGAACGAATGTAGCTGATCCATCAAATTCTGCTGCTGTATTCATATCTGCTGCACGAGTCATTGCTGTAGCTGCACCATTGAACACATAGATACCATTTTCGGAAGCAGTTGTTTGATCTTTTACCAATACACGGTCACCCGCTGTAAGAGTAATACCATCAATCGCGGCACCAGGAGCAGTAATTGTTACATTTCCTGTGGTTGCAACTACAACTGCAGGCTTCCATGAAAGACCATTAACTGCTGAATCAACATATGCCTTGTTAGCTGCTTGTGTGTTTGCTGTTGGGGCATCTGGAAGAGTGATATATGTACCAGAGGACATGACCAAATTACCAGTCATTGTGTCACCAGCAACGTTAACATAAGTTGCATCAACAAGAGCTGTAATGTCTGCAGTAACAACTGCTGTAGTTCCTGTTACACGACCAAATGTGTCTGTAGCTAACTTCAAGAATGTACCTGAACCTGAATCTGTAACAGTTGCAAGACCAAATGTTGTATCTGTAGTAACACCAGAAGCATCACCAGTAATAACTAACTGACCAGAATTAACTGCGAGTGAACGTGTTGTTGCTGTACCATTACCCGTACGGACGACATAACCAGTTGTTGTCAAACCTTCATAAGCAGCCAAGTCATTCGCAAGAGCAAGTGTTGGGTTACCAGAAGCACCATTCCCGTTTGTGACTGTAATACCAGCTGTAGGAGCTGTTAATGTACGATAGGAAATTGTTGTACCATTAGAAGCAAGAATTCCGGTACCGCCTGTAGCAACTGCACCTGTGGCTGCATCCAACTTACCGATAGCAACTTGAAGACTGTCAGTCGAACCAACAATTGTTGTTGAAGAATAGCTATGAGCAGCTGAACCGTCAGTCATACCTGTGAATGTTTCTAGATTTAGAACATCACCTTCGTTGTTTGTAATACGTGCATCAAAACCATTGATGTTAGCAGCTGTTTCTGTAATTGCATGAAGCTTAACGAAGTCTGCATTTACTGCACCAGCAGAATAAAGTTGATTAACTTCTGTTGCTGTTGTTGTAACATCGGTTACATCAGCAAGAACTAATGTATGATTATGCCACTTTGCATCACCGGTTCCATATGGATCATATGGATCAATGGCTTGATATTGAAGGAATTGTCCATTCGTTGCATTAGCATTGTGTAAACCTGTGTTAACGTCTAACAATTCTGACAACTCATTAGCAGAATTAATTGCTGCGTCCAATTGCATAATTGCATCTGCAACAGAAGCTGGCGCCGTAATATACCATGCACCTGTATATGAGCCAGCATTAAACGTTCCGTCAGCTTTTAAACCAACAGCAGTCTCAATGTTATCAACTTCTGTTTGAAGAGCTGTGGCGTTTCCACCTGTTGCTAAGCGCACCCAAGCTGCACCATCAGCGTAGTAATAACCAATTCCAGGATATGTCGTTCCAGCACCTGTTTGGAAAGCAATACGACCCGCTGTTGTTGCCGCCAAAGAGGTCAAATCGGATACCCGTTCCATCACTGCATTCTGAAGTTCACCAGCGCCTAGTGTAGAAAATTTTAAATTACCATTAACTTGCATTTTATTCTCCTGAAAATTTTTTGTTGTTTAAACCTGTGTGTTTTTGCAAAAACATACCAAAAGATATTTCTATCATGTTTATATTTATGGTTATAAAGTTACATTCAAAAACTTCGTTGATTCCCTACGTTATTCTGTGGAACTCTTATTTAATCTACGCACTGATGTCGTTAATTGTTTAATTGTATTGTTGAATGTGATTGGTTCAACTAAAATCTTTCCAAAATCAAAATTTTGTAAAAAATCATCACTGACGTTATTAAAAACAAACGTTCCTTTTCCATTAGTTTCAACTGTAATAGTATCAAGTTCATAACTATTAATTTTTAAGCAAGCAGCCAAAACTATATCACTCGTTTTATATTGCATTCTAATATCCTTTTATGTTATTTATGCTGGTTTGAACAATATTAAATGGGCGAAACCACTCATTGGGGTTGTAAATGTTACAGTAATTTGGTTTGCGTCATCAATTATGGTTGAGTCAGGAAAGATGTGTTCCCTGGCTGTTGTGTATATTTGACAAATTAATGATGTAGTATTTTGATTGTGTTGAATTACCCATTGGTTCACAGAAGATATTTGTGTATGAACATACCCAAACGCTGGAAAGGAAATAATTTGACCACTTCCTAAATTTGTTTCTATCCAATTAATTTCACTATTTGGTAAAGCACCAGTAGCGAAATCTCTTACTTCTCCAGTCTGACTGACATATTTATAATACGTATCTCCAGAGCGAACAAAAGATCCAGCTGTATATCCATTTTGAAGATATACTAACATACCTTCTGTTAAACGTTGACCTGAAATGTTTGTTAAATAATCTCCAACAGTTCCTGAAATACTTTGCAAAGTTCCACGAAGGTCAGTATCAATTGCAATAGGAGCATTGGAGTTTGGTGCCCAAGTTCCAGGCCATGTATTTTTGGTTAGTCCGTTATAATTTCCACTCATGATATACTCACATATGTATTACCAGGCTGTAGAATAATTCCATATAAATTGTAGCTAACAGGAACATAACCAGAAGGTAGCGGGGTTGGTTGTAACGATACAGAATTTCCTGTTGTAACGGAGACATCTGATAATAATGATGGTGAAGCACCAGTTTTAAACGTTGTTGGTTGAGTTGCCGAAGTTTTGACTGCAAACCAGAATGCTTGAGGAACAACTGCATTATTCATGATATACCCAGAAAGTGCTTTTACTTGATCTCCCAACTGTGTTACTCCAGCAGCGAAGCCTGTTCCATTAACGATATTACTAACTGTTGGAACAACTGCAACAGATGCTGTCCACAAATAAAGAGATGGATACGTGAATGCTGCAGATAAAATAGATGCCGACGACGACAGTTGAGCTGTATAGGATGTCCCAGTAACTGATACAGGTCTTGTAAACGTTGTTAAACAAGTTAAAGTTCTTGTTATACTAATGTTGTCTTTGGTGATTGGAACTGTAAATGTAAACGTTCCGTTGGATGTTGGATTGTTAACATTTCCTCCAACAGGAGTAACAGAACTAGAACATACAGCAGCAACATTATTTATACCTGAAACAGTAATTGTATATGGAGTAGAAGTATATGATGATAAGAATGTTTGACCGGTTAAATTTCCCAACAACAGTGTTAAGGTTGGTGTTACCCATGTAATGTTTACTTGGGCAGCGTTATCTGTAAACGGTAGCTCTCCGGAACCTGTTGAGTAATTAAAACTAATAACTCCGTTAACACTGCCTCCGTTAATTGTAGTAGAAATAGGACGAATATACCCAGATGGTGGAGTTGTAAATTGTTGTGTCCAGCTTATTCCACCGCTTGGTGTTGGGAGCATAGACCCAGCTGTAAAATTTTCCAAAGGACTTATTGAACCTGTTGTAGCTGTAATACTTCTAACAGAACTAATATATTCTGTTGTAAAATCCGGCGGATTAGCAACTGAAATATTAAAACCATTAGCAGGAACGTCCCAATTAAGTGAGGTTGATGGAAGTGGTGAAGCCGACAGTGTCGGTGAAAAAGTTGCAAGAACTAATTCTAGTAAATTATTCGGATTAAAACTCGCAGACCGAACTAACTGTAACACACCTTTATCGATAAACCCTGTTAATGTTCGTAAGTTGTTGTTTTCAGTCCACACAAGTGGATCAACACCTCCACTACTTCCACCTCCACTACTCGGATTACTTTTTGCAACCCACTTACCTGTGTCCTTGTCAATATATAATGGAACCAAATTAGACATCTATAATTCCTCCTTATGATTGATCAAGAATGACTTGTTCTTCGATACTAACATAAATTGTATCAGAATCAACCACCATCCCTATTCGTTGTATTGAACCTGTTTGAGGAACAACAGTTGTAATTTGTCCTGATGCTCCAACAAATAAAGGAGTAGAGGCTGGAACCGTCCAATTCCAATTATTGTTTGTTATATATCCGCCAGAATGAATTATTCCTTGATCACCAATATTCATATTCCACTTTACAATCCCAGCCGCTGGTTTGGTTTGATCCAAGTAAGATGCTAAAACAAGAGTGTTATAATCTTGGTAAGCAACAACAGACCACTGGGGAATTGCTTCTTTCGCAATGCATAAATCGGTTGCACCTTCCAACACAACATTTGAAACTCTCGAAAGATGTGAGATGATTGGTGATTCTGTCGTTAGGTATTGACCCTTATTATCACGTTGCCACTTTTTTATCGGTTTTTCGTCATCATCAAACAAAATAAATCCAGAGTTTACTCCAACATTTATACCTGCTTGTGAACCTGGAAGGTATGGAATGATTACTGAACTATTATCATATTTTGCAGCAAAACACCGGATACAAGGAACCCACCTGGATCCATTCCAGTAATTCATTAATGTGTTTGTCAAGTCAAACCAGTGTTGATTTGTAGCAGGATTTGTAGGTGCTGAATAAAGGTATTTCGGTTCGTGTGAAGTATATCCAAATGTTCTAACTGCAGTTACGGGATCAATGTCCCAATATAACCATTGATCGTTAGAACCTGTGAAAGGACCCCATGCATGTGTCACTGTTACTGTTTCTTCAAACAAATAATCTGTATCATTAAAGGCAAAATTTATGATAGTGGGAGTGGGAGATACTACAAGATTGATAAATTGTCCACCACTTACTTTTTGTAATGCCGCAGGGTTTGAATTACTATCAACCTGCAAACGAACTAATCCTTGTCTGAAAGGCACATACATAGTTTTTCCTTTTTATTATTAATATTTATATTGTTATGTTTATATTTATTTAGGAGGGGTTTTGTTCCCCGTTTACGTAGTCGTAACAACTAACCAAGGATCCAATTCCGAAGACCACCCTTGACCCCACCCACGTCCTGATAACCAAGTTGGTTGTCCAGAAAGTGTCCCCATTTGTAAAGTTGATATTAATGTTCCACCAGAAAGAGTGATTGTTGTATATGCATAGTTAACAGTATCCACTTGAATGTTAGTTACAACCCAGTTCCAAGCTCCAATATCATTAACCGATTGTTGAATAGTAACTTGTGAACCAACACTGAACATTCTTCTTAAATCACCTTTTACAGTAACCGTATTGTTGATTATATCAATTCCAATAATTGGAGTTGTTGGTGCTGAATAATACATGTATCCCCAACCAGCAGGATTTACATTCTCGTCTATATCTACATTTATTCTTTCAGAGAAAACAGCAACCTCTTCCACAATTTGTCCATACGGTAATACTATTTCTTGAGGTTGCCCTTCTATACGCGAAGGAATTCCAGGAAGTGGCTCCACGGGAACAATAGTAGTTTGAGTAGAAATTGGATCATATGTTGATTGAGCAACAGTCCATTCTCCATCATTGTTTCCAGAACCTTCAATAATAAATATAGAACCTGGAACGAAATAATGAGTTAAGTCGTTTGGCCCAGAAGGATCAACAACCACGAATGTTCCAGGATTTTCACCAACAGGAAGTGTAACCGAAACAATATCTACAGGAACAGATTGAGTTGGGAATCCAATTTCAAAATCAACGGTTTCTTTGATTTTTGTTAATGCTGTCGTTGATGGAATCCGCGAACAAACATTTGGGAGATCAAAATTGGAAACGTTTAATATTTCAACATCTCCACTAATCAACGGAATATTAAGATCTAAACCAGCAACACCATATCCATATATCGGATCCCAAGTCATAAACAATTCTGAAGGATTCCCGTTTGTTGCATCAACAACTGTAGAAATTTGGGCAAAAAGTGCAGTAACTTCAGTTGTGTTCGTTAATAATTTATATTGAACAGAACTAACATTCCACACACCATCGTTTCCAGTTGAATCTTTAATTATAAATGTTGAACCGACACTAAAACTCGCCGTCTGTTGTCCAGCAACAGAAAATGTTGCACTTGGAAAAGATGAATCAAACACTGTAGACGCAACCGAACACCCAGTGTTCCCATTGAAACCTTCGACGAATGGAATTAATGGTTGAGTTAAAGATTCTACGTTTATTATGTTAAATGTCGGTGAAAGTGGATCAATAATAGGATGATTATACATTGGATCAAGATCATTAACTGGAACGGTTTCACTTAATACAAAATATTGACTATCAATTGTAATCCATACAGAATTAACAGAATATTGGAATAATGTTTGTGATGACGTTTTATACCAGTATTCTCCAATTACAGGGGATACAGGAGGGGTGTTTGCTACAACTGGTGGAGTAACCAAGATCCAATTACTACCATCCCATTCAGATAATTCATTTGGTGTAGGAGCATACCACAATGTCCCGGTTGCCCAGTGGACTGTTGGATCTGGAATTACACTTGAATAAATTATACCATCCGCTGTGGTATCAGTTACGTGTTGAACTGTTAATTCTGAAAAGGTTATATCATTACATATTTTATTAATTAACCAAGAACCGTTGTGATGATTATTTGAGTTAGTAATTGTAAAAGAATTTCCGACTGAAAAATATTGGGACACATCACCTGTAACATACATAACATTCTTCATAGAACGAAGGTTTACCGGAGAAGCACCGATAGCACTATCCGTAGAATATGCTGCAAACAGTCGGAGAGTTATTTTATCCGAGATACATTCAACAATTAATTTTGTAACAGGAATTTCGGTTAAAATATGATTTTCGTTTCGTTGAGGTTGTGTTGTTGTAACAGGAATTTCTATTACTCTCCACTCTCCGTCATTGGAAAAAGTATTTGCAATTGTAAATTTAGTTCCAATGGGAAAGGTAGATGTTTGATCACCAGCCACATATAAAATGTTAGGATATTCAATATTAATTACACAAATAGATTGTCCAGAACTTGTTATCAATGTCCCCGGGCGCTCATTAATTGGTTCAAAAGAACACTGATTCATATCAACTGTAGAATTTAGTTTCCGAACATACGTTTCACCCCAGGGTTGAGTTCCATAACCTTCCATACACCCAACATTACTAAAATCGTATACAGAGTCAATTTTCATATCAAACAGTTCTGTTACAGAAACTTTAATGTTTTCAGAATAAACGTATTCGACTAAAACTTCAATAAGTTTCGAATGGAATGGTTTAATATCTTGTGTAAAATTTACAAGAGCGAGGATCGGATCAAGATTACTGATAGTGTTAGCCATTCATTGCCTCTTTTGAAGTTTCTAATATTTTTATTCCATGCAACGCAATGGCTGAAGTTTTAAATATGTCTCCATATTCACTTTTTAGTGACATTGCATCGTGGAGACATGAGAAAAATATTCTATTGGTATCAGAGTATGCAAAAGTGTTATAAATGTAATCCATAGCAGTCAAAATATTCTCTGGTGTATCGAAACTGTATGTATCGAGAAATGCTGATTTGTCAATAGGAGATAAATCATAATTTGGATTTTCAATTTCATTAATAATTGTATTTAGAGCCAAATCTTTATCTACAAAACTTTGACCTTCTCCCATACCAATTCTCGTTGCACTACCATTTAATTGATCATATAAAACCCTATCCAAAGATGGAACAGGAGTATTATCGTCATGTAACTTATATCCTACGACAGACTCTGTTAATTTATTCCACAACGTTCTGGATATTACAACGTTCTGTTCTTGTCTAAACAATTCCCATTGTGTATGAACATTTTTCTTTGTTAGACTGGAAGAAATATCACTATCATCACGGAGAGATGCGTCTGTTTGGAAACGAACTTTAAATCTGTCGTTTTGTGAAATAAATCTTGAAATTCCTCTGATTACAACACTATTGAAACGTTGGAGTGTTCCATCAATACCCAACATAAACATATATGGTACTGACGGAACTTTCAACAAGGATTTAATTTCAGATAATGAAAGTGTGGTTGCCGTTGGTCTAACGTTCTTATTCATAACCCAGAAGTAATACTTTGTGTCTACTATGTTTCCTTGATTGTCTATTGTATTAACACTGGTGTATGGTGTAAATAAAGTATATTCAATCATCGTGTTCGGAAGAGTTGAAACATCAACATTAAATAAAGGATATTCAAATGTAATCGTGTCACCAACGTTTAATGTTGTTGGATCAAAAGTAACATAAGCACCCACACTGGAAAGAGCATCAAACTCAGCACCAGTGGTTAACACATCCCAACTCGAGGTTGTTTCATTCCACTGAACGATATCACCAATTGCGAATGGTGTCCAATCTCCAGTCGGAATTGTTCCAACCTTATACGAATCTTTGTCCATAGGATTCGTTGGTGGTTCATTTAAAATCGTACTTATTATAGAAGTTGTGTGTGTGGTCGTTTTTAATATTCCATTAACATAAACGTTTACAACTTGACCATTATCAATGTTATGATCCAACCTTAAATCAATTTGTTCTAAAAATTGAACTGGGAATACTGAAACACTACTAATAGTATCATATAAAACCTGAATTCTTGGATTTGTGTCTATTCTTTGATAATCTGAATAAGTTGGTGGTAAAGTAGAATCTGTGTTAATATTGACACGTCTATAAATTACTTTCATCGGAGTTCCAGAAGGTAATGAATACTGGTCTAATTCTGTATTAGATGCTTGTGATATTACATACGCGTCCCAATTTTCAGGAGTTACAGGAGATTCAGTCCATTGTAAGACATCAAAAGAACTCCAATCTGTAGGTTTGCCCCAGTTTGTAATTCTATCACTAACGTTAGGATAAACTATTGGATCATAGTATGGTGTATATCCAAATGAGCTAGTTCGCAACCAAATCTTTCCAACTTCCTGTGAATTCCAATTTGTTCTTGGAACAAATTCTTCTTGATAATACATAGTTCCTGTTAATCCAGATGAAATGGTATTGTTATACGTTGCTGGATCATTATCACGTTGTATATCGATTAAACTTATAGGAACTTGATAATGGAATCCAACAGCTGGATGCCAAATCATAATAGACGATATCACATCCTTGGATTGTTTATCTATTAACTTTGCTGGATTGTGTTTTTGTTTTGAAACAGAAAACACATAAACAGAATAATTAAAGTTATCAGAACTTGTAATAGTAATATGGTTGTTGTTAAGTTGAGAAACGCCACTTACCAAAACAGAAGAGATTTTTGTAACTGGATCAAATTTCACAACTTGATAACCATCATTGTTTGGTAGTATTACGTCAACAGGACTTCCATTGCATGTTCCAGTAATAACACCAATCACACCAGCACTAAAATAAAAATCTAATGTTGGATTTATCGTAGAACGCTGATCAGGAAAATATTCCCAACGAACATCATCTGTTGGTGTAATCGTTATGAAGGTTGGATCGATATTTGAAGAAGCGAATTCTAACCTTAATTCATTTTTCTTAATATCTTCAGGTTCAATGTTAATGTCATTAAAATATTTTCTTGTTAGATTTCCAAACTCACCAACTTTGTAAGCCCAAAAATCGTCGATTTTTGCGTCAACAAACAATCTTGCATTAATAAAAGCTTTAACTGCGTTAATTGATCCTTTGTTGTGAATCATACCTCTCCAAAATATAAATTTAGATTTTGAATTAATACCGATATTGTCAAGGTAATCTGGTGATTCGTATCCTAAAGCAGCACGAGCGTAATCAAGAAAGTCAGCAGTTTCATTTACTTTAAACGTATCATAATACAATTGCATATTGTCAACAGTATTTTCAATGTTTTGAACTGTTTGTTCACCATTTAAGAAATAACCACCTATGTTTGGTCTAAACGTATAAGCAGCACCTTTTTCAAAGGCAAGAGTGAATTTACTTGTACTCAATCCGATAAATGGATCAAATATTAAGAAACCATCGGTTGTATAATCATTAAAAACAATTGCATGTTCATACCCATCCAGGAACAAGTGTGCACCACCTAAATGAGGAGTGGTATACGGATTAATAGCTGCATCTTGGTTTGAATTTACCGCCCCTGACTGCGAATACACACTTCCACAAAGAAAGCATTCTCTGATACGACTCTTCGTGTCTTCTCGAAATATGAAAACAGATGAACTTGGAAGAGTATCTCCAAACTGATCATATACTGTGGAATCAACACGAACATCTGAATAAGATTGTGAATATATATTCGATATTATTCCTCGTGGTGTTTTAAACCATATATTGTTTCTGAAAGGATTAACTTCATGTAAGACTTCTCCTGAAATTGGTTGATTGAGCGACACTGGGAAAACGTTTAGTACTGTAAGTATTATATCGTCTCCACCTCCAAAGTTAGCTCCAAGGACAGAGATAGTATCACCCGTATTATACTGCATTCCAATTTTGTTAATATTTACAGAAAATACCTTATTGTCTTGTACCACAATATTAACAGTTGCCCCTGAACCTGTTCCGGTAATGGTTTCAGTTTGAATATTAATATATTTTCCTGACGAGTAACCCACCCCTTGAATCAAATTACCTAATACTGAAATACTACCTGGTGACGTTGGGTTGCCTTGAATAGTAACCAAACCTAAACCAGAATAAATTCTTCCAATTAAACGTTCAATTTCTGTTTGCCAATTCAAAATTTTTCCAGTTTGGATATCAACTTCTACTGCTTCTGGTTCATTGAAAGCCCACCCTTGGTCCATTAACCAATTTGAATACCCATCAATTAAATTGATAACCGATTGGACTCCAGTAACATACATTGGAACAAGACTTGTATTCGTTGTTCTCTTGTCGAGTGCAATGTGTTTCCATATATTTGATGTTTGTGTTCCGTCTAAAGCAACAAATGTTCCAACTAACTCTTCAATGTATACCGCTGAACCAGGACTGGTTATATCAATTGAAATTCCATTAACAGCGTTATTATACGAAGATGCAAGTTTGAATTGGTTATCAGCAACTTTTATAATGTAATATGTTGTGTTTGGTGCAAGAGGAGTTGGATAAAGTTCTGCCGAAGTTACCTGAACTGGTGAACCAGTAAACCATGTCAACGTATCGTCTTGAACATAAAGAATATCTTCTCCTGGGATTGGTGTTCCAGCAACGTTTGCCCATGGAAGCACAATAGCACCAATAGTGGAACCAACGTCGTTAATTGTATTAAACGAACACGGATAACTCTTAATACCATAATAATTAATCGTGTGTCCAATTGGTGATGGTGTACTCAACCTAAACACCCAATCTGAACCATAGTATTTTGGAACTTTGTTGTTATGATTTAAAGTCCAATCCGTTCCTACAGATTCTGTCGTTACTAATAAAGCATCTACCCAGAAATTTTTCATATCAGGAGTTTTCTTAATAAGAACTTGATAATCTTGAGGTATAATAGAAAAATAATCTGCAGCAACATCCAAAGATTTGGAATTAATAAAAGAGCCAGTTTGGTATGTTAAGTTTGCATTCCAATTAATCCATTTCTCTTTAAAATCAGAAGTGTTTATATCAAGATTGTTGAATCTAATAAAGTTTACATACCACTGATTTAATCCGTTTAATACAATATTCTGATCAGCGGAATTCAAATCTCCGTGGAATATTGCGTCTTTGTGTGAGTAAACCTTTTTAGTTCTGTTATCAATTTGCAATCCAGCAACGTTGATAAATGTTGGTCCAAACACATCATGTAGGAATCTCACGGGTTGCATTCTAAATGCAATATGTAACAATCCATATAGGAAATAAGAAGAATTTCTCCAGGTATATTCCGTAACACCCTGTTGACCAAAAGAGAATGGGTCAGAGAATGATGGGATATATTGGTTGATAATACTAACACTATTAAGGAAAGTGTTAGTATTCCCTTGAACATATGGAGCAAGCAATGTATCGGTTGATGTGTCAACACACATAAAATTGTATACCGGTGCTTGTGTAGGAGATTCGACTAACCCAGTTCCAACTGTGATGTTGTCCGGAAGTAAAGCTCCAACGGGAATTATTCCATTTTTAATATTATTCCACATCGAATTCGTCCAACGGCGGAGACCAGAGGTGTCTTTGTATTGACTATCCCACCAAGTTGGTTTGTTATAATATCCTTGTAATTTCCAAGGCAAAAGATGTGGATACTGCGTTCCAAAGTTTTTCTCATATATTCCTTGGTAGCTCGCATCCCATATAGTTGGTGAACCGACTTTAACAGCTGGAATATAACTCGGAGAAATAGAGTTATAGTTCCATGTAAACGGATTGCTTATATCAAAATTGTTAACAGATGGATTACTGTTAGTCTGTTGAATATAATCAAAGTATTGTTCTTTTAAATATGTAACGAATACATCTTGTTCAGATGTTGATGATAGTAGTGTTGAAAAATCAAACACTGTGGAATCAAAATCTGGAACAGCTTCATATAATTTAAGTTCAGCTTGATAAATCACATTCGCTATAATTTCTTCCAATACAATTGGTTTCCAAGCTGGTTCAATATATCCTGGAGTTATATGGCCATTTTTGTCTTTAACGATCTCCCAGCCAAGTGGTACTGAGTTCGTTCTAACATATAAAAGTCCACTTGTTCCATCTAACCAATATGTTCCTACTGGATTAAAAATCGAAGGTGCTCCACCAGATGTACTAATAACATTAAATCTGTACAACACCCCACCCGTGTCCATCCAATATTGTCCTTTTTGTACCGTCGGCCAAACAGGGCGCGTTGTTATTGGACCTTGAACTCCGTTTGTTGACTGTAACAGTTTCGTATAAATCGATTTTGATGTTGACGACGGAACAGAGATATTGGAAATATGTCCATCATGATGAAGAACCTGTTTAATTCCCAAATCTACATCAAATAATATTGCTGGAACAACTGGACGTGATAGTTTTAAATATGGAAGAGTTGTTATCCAATTTTTAATACCAAGTCCTGTTAACGTGTTGTGTGTAGTTGAATCACCAAATGAATTATCGAGGAATTCATTCTGTTCAAACAATGTTATAACGTAATCAGAAATAGCTTTATTAATATCCTGATAGAAAGGATCGCTCATATTTGTAAGTAACAAAATGGCATTCTGTAAAAAGTATTCTTGTAGAAGTGTTAGATTGTAATCATATCGAGAACGAGCAAAATCAATAATAGCTCTTGGATTCGTTGACGTTTGAAACATTGCAGATAAGAATGTGTCATAACTATCATTAAATTCTTTTATAGTCCCACCAACACCAAAGTTTGGTATATTTAACAATCTATAAAAATCAGAAGTTGCAGAACTAAACTCAACAGGAGGGGTTTGAGCATTAATAATAGACGTAAAGTGAGTATATATCTCTGAAAATAACACAACCTTTCGGTTTTCATGATGAATGTTAAACATCATCTGACTTGGAATTTCCCAATCTGTTGGACCCAAAGGTGTATCAATTCCAGCAATCCGTTTTACTCCATTAGAATCAACATATGAATCTCCATAAGCTAATTGATACTCATTTCTTTGTTTTGGAACATATTGAGAATCTGATTCAGGAATTCCACGTCTCCAAATACTTTGAAGCCCAGCGGGGTTTGAAGTTTCAATAGCCCAAGAATCTTTATAACAAGTTATTGCACCTGTGTCAGTATTAAGTAATTGTTGTTCAAAACCAAATTCTTTTCCATTATTGGTGACCGCAATTCTTCGACCAACTCTAGGATCCACAGAATATGTTGATCCTTCCTGAAACCCAAAGATATTGTTGGCTGTATAGGTTGTTGTTCCATCAACATTAAAAATATCAAATAATGGATATTGTGTTTGTTCGGTTTTGATTTGTTCAACAAGACGATATTTAATTAGAGTTGTAAAAATTGAACTAAAGTTTGTTGTATAAAAATTTGCATCTGTAGAAGTTCTTACTTCTATCTCAGATAGATATTGATCGCTCAGTGCCGCTGGAATTGTTTCTATCGATACATTTGAAAATTGAGAAACAGGATCAAAGAACTGAATTGTATTCCCGTGTGTTCCAGGATATGAATGTCCAGTAGACGAAACGACTGCCGTTTCAGCAATATTGGAATACGATGGATCGTTGGCCCCAGTAAAGTTCCCAGAAATGTACTCCCCGGGGATGTTTGTACTCCATCCTTCAATATACGTTCCGTATTGACGTTTTCCGTCAACATAAACACGAATAGTATCTCTACCAACCAAGAAAAGATCAGGGAGTACAAAAGTGTTATATCCAGCAGTAGGTAAAGGTCCAAATGACAATTGAGGAATTACTGTTGGACGGGTTTGAAGATTCACAGGAACCGGAGTTGGTGTTTCTGTTAAAGCCCATTGTGAGAAGAAACTTACCCAAGTGTCACCAAGACTCGTTGTGGTAAGAACAAAATCGACTGTTGTATCAGTTGTTAATCCCAATATGACTTGTGCTGTATCTTCTACTACTAAAAATTTAGTAGTGTTTGTTTCAGGATCATAACCATCACTACCTGGACCGTGAGTCGTATCTGCTTGATATATCGTTAATGTGAATACAGAGGAAGGTACTTCATTGACGTGGATTTTGTTCCCAGGTTGAAGCATACTTCTATGATCACCATCAACAGTAATTGTTCCAGGGTTTGATATTGTAGAAGTCGATATACCTAAAACTTTAAATTTTATACCCATTTCATAAAGTGTTGGTTCACTATCTACGCTTATCCAATCTTGTAGATAACTTCCTCTGTACGACCATTTATATTTTGTATATGACCACTGGTTTAATTCAATATTCGGATTATACTCAATAATTGGCATTGTTGCTCTAATTGCCAATGAAATATTTGGAACATCCGCTTGGTGGTACCACTTATTTTGGGCAGACCAATCATCTGTTTGGGTTACACAGAGAGAAGATTCAACAGAGTCCCATGGAAAAATTCCCGAAGATAAATCAGAAGGAGCAAAGAGAACCCATTTTTCTCCATCCCATGCTCTTAGTTTTGGACGGGGTGGCGTTCCAATCGGATCTGAGTCGTTAATTTTATCAACGTCGTTAATATCATACCAAAAAAATGGGTTAAAAGTATAAACAGTAGAACCAACAGTAAGTTCAGATATATTATCATAACTAACCCAACTACTTCCCATCCATCGTTTAAATTGCTTGGCATCAGTATCAAACCACAATGAATATAGTGGAGGAGATGATGGTGCTGTATTTATAGGACCAGTAGGTGGTTCTGCAGTAAATTCATTTATGTGCCACCAATTGAGAGAATTGTCATCCCACTGTGTCATATCCCAACCAACCCTTCCATTATAACAAGCGCAATCTCTAATAATTTGAAGCCGTGAGAGTTCGGATTGCATTTGAGCAACAGTGGTGTCAAATTCTGATTGAGATACTCCTGGTGCCGGTCCTCCAGCAATATAGCTTGCTATACTCGATGTTAAAACATTAACCCGAGCCACAGCACTCGCGCAAGTGTTTTTTATTGTTATATATTGAGGTGCTGAACCGGCAGGATCATACCAATAATATTTTCCCCAATTAACAAGTTTATCAAAATCAACAGGTGGTGCAAAATTAAACTGTGTTGTGTTCCCCCACAACGGTAAACGTTCTGGATCAACTCCCAAATCAGAAGCTTTTGTTAAAATGTCAGCATAAGAAGATAGATAATTAACAGTTGCGATCGTTGAGTTTAAAAGTGGTTGAAGTTGGTAGGCCTGACGTTGAACAGATGGTTCAGGTATTCTTGTGCTTTTACTATAACGTGTTGATTTTTTTCCAATAGTTCCAAACGTAGGTGTTAACTCGGACTTCGTTAAATAACGATTTGGGCCATTTTCTAAAAATGAATTATTAACGTCTGTTCTAAACGTGTCTGGTAAAAGCTCTACAAGGTTAGTCCTTGGTTTTTTGTAATCTGAATTATCTGTCATATACCACACCAAAAATAACAACTGTTTAGGTTATTTATAGTGCATTATGTTTTCAGAAAAACTGGGAGGGTTATAGTAATTTATATTACCAATTTTTAAAAGTTTGGAATTTGATTTTTCCACAATCCCACAATCGAAGAATTCCATCAGCATCACAGTTCTGTTTTTCACTTAAAGAAGAATCAAAATTGTCTAACCGAAGTGGCAGATATTTTCGTCTAAAATTAAATTTATGATATCGTATATTATTTTTTATATAATAATAGTCTGGTTTTAGTTGTTTCACATTTTTAAACCCAACAGACAAATATAACTGTCCTTGACTATACCGCAAATCAGCGAATGTTTCAATAACATTCCACTCGTATTGTTTTTTCAGAGCAGACAGTAACCGTGAAAATCCCCCAACAACAATCTTCGATGTTGCATACCTATTAATCAACAGCACCCCACCTTTGTTTTGTATCACAGATATACATGCGACCAAAGAATTGTCTTCAAACAGTCCAATATTTATACTTCCAGGACCATCCCCCTGTAAATGATATTGCTCAAAAAACCTCTTCTTTTCGTTCACTCCAACCATTTTAATAGATAATTTTCTTGCAAACACTCTCGATTTTGTGGATCGATTTAGATTATGTAACAACATATCTTGTATTGTGGTTTGTTTTGTGAACCATTCATCCTCGTATATTGTAAAAAGACGAATGTTTTTATCCAAACACAATTTATACTTGTTATAGTGGTATGTTGAATTTTTTCCAAGTTGCTCACTATGCCAATACAATCCACAATATTCTATTGCAATTTTATACTCGGGTAAATATATGTCTAATTCCAGTGGAGCAATAATATTTCTAACATTCGTCTCGACCTTCAATCCATTACTAATTAAAAATTGGGATATTTGGTTTTGTCCAACAGACTCACGAAAGTGTTTCGTTTCTATTCCAAATTTTGTTAAATATCTCCCCACTGTGGTATCATTAACTCCAACCCTTTCCGCGATTTGTGTTAAAGGTTGTTTAAGTTCAACGTGTTGGTGAAATAACCATTCTGGATCATTTAATTTGTTTAGTGCGTCTTCTGTAATATGTGTTTGTGTAGGATGTTCCCGAGAAAATTTTTGTAAATTTGTCGCTTTTGTTTTTTGTTTGAAATTTTCTTCCTGTTGTATATAATCCACCCCATACCGTTCAACGTTTGTTCTTCTTACTTTTTGTTGAAACTTTGGTAATAACATGGGATGAATAACACCATATCTTTGCAAGTTTGTGTTTATCGCTTTAGACTTTATGCTGTCTAATTGGTTTGGGTTGGACACTCCATAGAGTAACACTGAATTGTCTCGTTTCTTTTGAATTATAGAAGGAACCTTACTAATATTTGATACTCCGAATGTGGCTATCACCCCATCTTTACACAACTGTTGTTGGATGGGGTCTTTGTTTTTACAAGAAACGCTACAGTAAGTGTTAAAACCGGAGGAAAATAATCGTCCCCATTTTGTTGGCCTTCCACAAATTTTACAGGAGGGGAGTTGTGAAATGTTATTGATAAAACAAAAAAATCTTGCTGCAGGAGGGGAGTTTGGTGGTAAAAAGGAAGTTTCACTTAAAATTCTTTGTCGTATCAATGGTCTATTTTCTAACAAAGATGTTAATTTTTTTGTTCCCCCTGTTTCAATATGGTATTTCATTATTTGTTTCAACACAACACACTCTCCCTCTGTATCCATATTTATACACTATAAAGGGAGTTTAGTGAAACATTATAAAAAGGTAACTAGTTTGTTCCTTGCTTAATAGTGAGTCTGCTAATAGAGCTAATAAGTTCAATATCGTTCACAGTCACATCAGCAATAAACAACTCGTCTTGTTTCGCGTTCACCTGGAATAAATCTCCAAAGAAATTCGTGGAATATAGAGGAACCAATACAACAGAGTCAATATCAACTGGTAATGCGGCATGAATGGCAGCAGCCAATTCCGTAAAATAGAACGTTTCACCAAAATCCCATTGAGAAATATCAAAGAACGTATTAACTGTTCCAATAATTTTTAGTTTTATTTGATTATCAGTTAACGTGGAATGAGGAGACCGAATTACTTTTATTACAGCTTGTAGATTTTGAGGAGCATGTTTACCAAATAAAATTTTAAAATTTCCTGAATGGAGAATCATACTATCTGAAATCATTCTATTGTCGATCAAGTATGCATAAGACGTTCTTAAATCAAATGGTGTTGGGGCCGTTGGTTGGCTTTGTAGATACCCATCCAACCAACGACGAATACTTGTATAATATCCTCTTGAAATGATGTACGTATCAATTATATTCATCGCAGCTGGGTCTACCAACTGATTATTAGGAGTTCTGTGCATCCACATAAAGTTCAACATATTTCTTCCAGTTTTTCTCGTGTATTCAACAAAAGTTAATGGGTCCATATAAACACCATTATCAACTACAACATCAAAAGTAGAAAATAACTCAACTGTTTGATAATTTGTTGGAAGAATAGTCCAGTAATCATCCGACGAAGCTCGTGTAAAATAAACATATTCGTTTACAGTTAAAGAACTACCTGAATTGTTTACAGTTCCAGCATCATATAATAAATCACTTCCGAGTAAATTTGGACTAATATCTCTTGCGAGCGCTGCGAAAGGTAAAACACCATTTATCTGTATAGTTGGATTTATAAAATCACTCAATGGAACATAGGTTGGACTCGGAAAGTCTGGAAACAAATCACCGTTGTTATCAGCATAGATTACACTAAACTGGTTAATGTTTGGAAGACCAATATCAGTCGTTGGCCCTGTTCCTGTTTCAACATAAACAGAATCTAAAATGATTAAGTTTGTATTGTTTAACATCGTTCCTGTTCGGTCCCTATTCTCATTCGCTTTCAATAAAACTAACACATCATTTCCAGGATTTAACGAATCGTAATTTATAACCTGATTTTCATTATTAAACCAAAACTTCGTTGTTGGACTTTCAGCAACCATTGTAGCACTTTTGTACGACACAAGCCAGGAGTTAATATCTGCACCTTTTTGAATTTTAATATACCAATCATTAGTTGAACCCAAAATCCAAGAGTGTGAAGAAAGATCATATGACAAATAACCATCAGAGTTTGAATAATCAACAGAAGAAATAAGATTAAACTCATCTATTGTAAACGTTCTAGCTTTTGCATCAATACCATCACCCTTCATTGTTCTGTATAACATCAACCCTGGATTAGATAATAACGGTTCTACATAATTACGGATTACAACATCAGCATTCAGGGAAGGGCTTATCGGAGGAAGTGATAATATGTTATCGGATAAATAAACTGCTAAATCGTCACCAAAAATCTTAATATTGTCATACATTCCACTAGGATCAACGAAATCTACGTACTTAACATAATTTGATTCACCAGCAAATGTTCTATTGAATGACCGTATTTTTAATATCGTTTGGTCTTGAAGCATAAACGTGTTATAGTCCCGACCATTGACCATACGATCTTGTGTGTAATAAACAGATGGAGCCATTCTACGAATATGTTCAATGTCTTCTGTTTGAGCAGCATTTTGGAGTGTCGACGTTGCTGAAAACGTGAATGTACAAGTTCTTACAATTCCGTTAACGTCAACATACGTGAAACTCGTTGAAACGTTATTAATAGAACTTTGGGGGATGACTACATTTTCGTTTGCAGAGGTTCTAACCCAAAAATGGAACAACCCACTTGGAATTTCTGCAAATTCACCATCTCCAAAAATAATTCTAACGTTATCATTTTCAAGTGTTTCGATTTCATACTTATTTCGAATTACGTTGGTATTGTATATGATGTTTTGGGCTTGTGCTAAATCGACGGGGAACCACTCCCCCTCAACTGAATTTCGAGTATAGATTTCGTTCCCTGTCACTGTCTGAAGTGTTACAGGATCAACGTTATTAATCCAAACATCAGTTTCGTTTATATTAGTTTTGTTAATATCAAAAGTTTGGTTAGGGGTAATTCCATCAAAAGTATTTTGGACTAATTGAAGAGTTCCTTGTTTAGTGAAGAAAAAGAAACCAGTTCCCGAAGAACCATCTCCCAGACCGTCTGAACCATACAATAGAGTATTTGGGATGTTAATTTCTGGACGCTTTTCGTATGGACCGTCACTGTTTAAAGACGACGATACCAACTCCATAGGATATGATGTTCCAGAAACAGATACGGAATATGGGAACACACCAGTTGGTGTTGGGACGTTATTGAGAGTATACAATTCAAATAATACATCTTGTACTTGAACTCGATCATCTGGTAATACACTACCAAACGGTTGTGTTAAAATATGATCCATAACCAACAAAAATTGATCTTTCCAATTCGTATTTGAGGTATCATTCCAATTTATTTTAGTCCCTGATAAATTAGTTCCATTGGAATCATATATCGGTTCAGTTGTAGAGATTGATGTCAGTTTTACGAGTCCTCTTGCAGGTATATTCCGAGAAGCCTTATAAGAGATTAATTTTGCCAAGCGTAAAATTGATTGTTTTCTTTGTGCAGTAGGAAGAAAATTCTCTTGTGAATTCATATCAACACGATATGTTATTAATTCTCCAACATACGCAAATAATTCAAGAATAGCAATGAATTCCGAACTTTCAATATAATCATTATATGTTTCAGGAAAATATAATTGAACATAAGCAATTAAACTCTCTTTTATTGATTGGTAATCAAATGCAGTAAAGTTTATATCTTGAAATGCTTTATAAACTGTTTCCCAACTTTCTGCTGCTGAAATTATTCGTCCACTCATTCTATTATCCATATGTTTTTTATATTTATCATTCGTTACACAAAGGTTGAAATGCGTTAAAATCTTTTCTTTCGGTATAAATACACATATCAAAAAGAACGCAAAAATGAAAATAAATTATGAAGAACTTATAACAGAAGTTTTATATACCTCCAAGTCAATATCTTTGATAGCATCAGAACACAGCATATACACCAACACGTTATCAAAAAGAGTTAAATCTTTTCTCAACATCAAAACAATTGATGATATTATAAAATGGTGTGATATTGTTGATGATACAAGAAAAATAATATCTCCACGAGACAAAAACATGCAGGTATTGTGGGAACAAATAATAAATTCGACTTCTTTTTTATCTCCCAATAGTACATTAAGAGAAAGATTGTATTATATTAAAAATAACACATCAACACCACCCAAATGTTTTTGTGGAAATGACTTAAAATGGAATACAACCACACAAAAAACATTTAATACATATTGTAGTCAAACGTGTGCGTTTTGTGTGTCAGATTCAAATATAAAACGAAAACAAACAAACTTGAATCGTAGAGGAGTTGAGTATGCATATCTGGATGACACTGTTCGTGAGAAAAAAGAAAAAACAATGCTGGAGCGGTATGGAGATATAAATTTTAACAAATCAACGATTTCCATAGAATCTAAACGTGTATTATCAAACAAACAAATACTCCAAGAACTATATGATAAACACAAATCTACATTTTCAGTTGCATCTGAATTAGGAGTTAGTCAGGCACACATATCAAACACACTAGCCAAACATTCAATTCCAACCCAAACACACAACTCGTCTTTCGAACAACACATCAGAGATTACGTTGAATCTTTGGGGGTAATTAGCGGAAAAAGTAGAAATATCATTCCTCCACAAGAACTTGATATTTATATTCCTTCACTAAAACTCGCGTTTGAGTGTGACGGTTTATATTGGCACAGTGAACAGTTTAAAGAACCTAATTATCACTTAAACAAAACTAAAGAATGTGAAAAACAAGGTATTAGACTAATCCATGTTTTTGAACATGAATTCATAAATCACCCAGATAAAGTAAAATCAAGAATCTGTTCATTGTTAGGAAAGAATCAACGAATATATGGAAGGCAGTGTGAGTTACGAGAAATATCTTTTAAAGAAGGGTTTAGTTTTTTTGAAAAAACTCATATTCAAGGAGGATGCAGGAGTTCTTCTGTAAATTTAGGATTATTCTTCGACAAAGAACTTGTTGCATGCATGTCATTCTCGAAAACCAGGTATACCAAATCTGCTCAGTTTGAATTAATTAGATATAGTACTAAACTCTTTACCACAATAGTAGGAGGACCTTCTAAATTATTTAAAGCATTTGTTAAATCGCACCCAACTGCTTCAATTGTTAGTTATTCCGATAAAAGATGGAATACTGGAAATTTATACAATCAACTGGGATTTGTTCGAACACACGATTCATCTCCAAATTATTTTTATTTTAATCAATCCAAGGGATTGTTTCAAGTATACTCTCGAATCAAGTTCCAAAAACATAAATTAACAAATTTGTTGGAACGATACGACCCTAACCTCACTGAATATGAAAATATGAAGAACCATGGATATGAAAGAATCTGGGATTGTGGAAATTCTGTATGGATTTACACTCCCAATTATTCAAATTGAATATTGAGTTCAAACCCCGAAACCATATTAAGTTGGATGAACTGGAGCATGATGTTAGCACTTACAGAATTTGAATCATAATTTGGGGTTATTGACAAATTCAGTAAACTAACTCTTGGGTCAGCATTTATAACTCTTGTTATTTCATCTTCTAAAATAACCAAGGAAGTTGAATCCAGCGGTTCAAATAACAAATCAGGAATAATAGTACCTTGAGATGGTTGCATGACTCTAGACCCTTTGGTCGTACAAATGTTATTCAAAATATCTTGTTTTACCAAATTTACGTCTTTTAATGAAAAATTGACATTTGGTCCACTATCAGGAGAAGATTGGTATACAATAGATGAACCAGCATTCACCACTGTATTACAAACTCCATAAAATTTAGTTGAAAACCCTTTATACGTAGCCATATCAAATCCTTGTGTTTGGTAATATATTTACCTTCTCCAATACTTTCCTCGAGTCTTATCTTCAGAACCAATAGAGGGATCATCATATGAATATTTTGGTTCATGTGAGTAATCTGTTTTTGTTGTTGTTCGAGCATATGGTTCATGAGATGGAAGCCTGTTTGTCCATTTGGCAGGTTCCTCTCCAGCAACTGCTGCCTCGGAAGGTGGAGGACCGTTAAAATGAACTTGACTTCCTTTACCTAATATGTTCCCACCAGCAAACAAATGAAGTGTTCCACCTGTTTTAATCATTCCTTCAGTTCCCACATTAATATTTAAATTTGTGTCTGTCTGTAAATTCATATCTGAAGCCGAATGAACTTTAACATACGTTCCAGCCTTTATATGCAAGTCTTCTATCGTTTGAATTCTTACTTGTTTAGTGAACATATGAATTGCTTCGTCAGCATACATACGAATTGATTTGTTCGCCGTAAAATTGATATCACCTTCTGTTCTAACGTTAACTTTCGTTGCTGAATATACGTCAATGTTTCCATCTTCATCAAATTCTATCCAACTGTTTCCGTTGCTTGTATTAATATAAATTCTTTCATTTGTGTCATCCAAAATTATTTGGTGGCCAGATGTTGTTCGGATTTTAACTCTACAATTTTCTTTCCTGTCATCCATTGATATTGAATGGAAACCAGGTGATGTCCAAGAATACACTTGTGAGTCAAAATTTTCTTTTGTAGTAGATGATGCTAATGTTGGTTCAATTTGACTTAATCCATATCCCTGTCTAATATTAACTGTTTTCCCATCAGCTGATGTAAACTTGTGATCTTTGTCATCAGGTGTTGAATTTATTCCATCTGTTATATAGAAATCACCAGAAGTCGCTGAAACAGAATAATCAGCACCCCTTGTTCTCCATTCATAGTTCCCTGTTCTTGAACCAAAAGCGTTTGTTTGATTATCATATAAAGGTTGAATTGGTTGTTCGTATGAATCAAGTGGCCCATCTGGTTCTCCGTCCCCAAATATGAAACGTCCGTGTGGGAGTGTGTGACTCAAACGTTCTGTGTGTAAACTTCCGATCCACAACCTTGACATTGGATGTCCATCAATACACGTAACAACCACCGTTGTTCCAATCTTGGGAATATTCCAAAACCCATAAGCAACTGGACCATTAGAAGAAGCTTCTTCAGTTCCCCTTTTAATTTTTTCATTATTAACAGTTCCACCCAGAGGGGAAACACATACAGCCCACGGAAGATTTTCAGTTGGCATATCAGGTCTGTCACCATAACTTGGAACCAATACACGAACTCTTCCGGTTTGTTGAGGGTCATTTGTATCAACAACAGTACCTACTGTAAACCCAGAATAATTTGGATTATTAAAAGTAGAAGAAGTAGACATATTATGTTATATCCCTAAACCACGATATATAATCACCAGGAAAATCCTTTATATTAAACAAAAACGGGACCTGGGTGGCTACGTGAAATCGCGCCTGGAATAAATCCCCTACTAAAATTTTAGTTGATATGTTTATAAAATGAGGATCACTGGGATAAATTATCAATGTTCCACGTTGGGGGTTGAAACCAAAATTCCATTGAGGGAATTCAAGTTTTCCCCCATAAACTTCAAACTCATCATCAAAGGGAATATTATCTTGATAATCCGACAAAAATAAAATTGCAGAAAAGTCACGATCTCTTGTTTTAACCCATTTATTGTGTAAACGAGAACTATTTTCACAAGTAAATGAACCTTCAGCACCTTCAGTGAGCCACTCTATTAATATTGGTTCTGTTCCTCTATATGATACACCATAATGTTGTTCTATTTGGGGAATGATTTGTTCAAACCTACTAAAAAGAATTTTTTGAGCTTCATCGTTTTGTCGAATTGTTACTTGAGGAATTCCTTCTTTATTCGTTTCTGGCATCAAAAAATCAACAGCATTCACAATTTGTTCACACAACAAAGGAGAAACAAAATTTTGAATTACAAGAAAAGGTGATTTAACTTCCATATATTATGACTCCAGGTTTTCCATAATTTTTATTGTATCCATTTTAACATGTCCTAGTAACGTCGAAAACGTGACTTCTTGTTTTACCAAGTACTCATACAATGCATGAACATCAGACGTTTTTCCTGTTAAACTATCTTCTGTTCCACAAACAGATTCATCTATTTCAAGACCTTCTATCTCTTCCAATATTAACTCCCATTCTTCAGCAGAAACCGGAACAGACAAATCAATAGATTCTAATGTCGGATCGATCTTATAACCAATACCACTTAATAAATTCATTCCGATTAATAATTTATCTTCCATATCTTCCCTATCATTCAGGTTAAACATTACATCTGGAACAACCTTTTCTCCATACTTAACAGTAAACTGAACAACAGGACGATATTTGATTCCTCCATCGGCTGATTGTACAGATTGGTATTGAGCTAAACCAACCGAATATCGTTTTCCGTTAAATTCAAAATCAACGATCTCTTGCTCTGGTTCATATGGATCTTTTCGGATTTTAATATTTGTAGCATGAAGTGAGTTTATTGTTGCTCCAGTGTCTACTTTTCCACGAATGGTCTGATTATCATTAAAACCATTCAATATAACGTCTATGTGAGAACCTATCACTGGCTCTTCAGGTTTTTCGTTCTTACTGGCTTGCTGGGACTCTGTCTTCATAATACTTTCTTCAGAACCACCCCTGAAATGACCAACAAGTTTTACGAGAAGTGGAGAAATGACAAGTCCAGATTTCATAGACCAAACCAGTACCAACCGTTGTCCGGAGGATTTTGGGTGTTCGTTGTAAAGTGCTAATATTTTCTTTCCATTGTTTAATTCAATCAAGCTTGATGGAATTAAACTTTCTCTAAAAGAAAAGGCTGTTGCACCAATTGTTATTTCACTTGGAATTTTTGAAATTTCGTGTGATTTAAATGCTTTATTTAATTGCTCGATTGAAGTAAACGTATCCATTGTAATAATCCCCGACTTTAGGTTATTTATTAAACCTGCATTGTAGAGAAAACAAAGGAGGGTTTTATTTCTTTACACGGTTGGTATAAAATTCATTCACACGTTTTTTGAGAGGTGACACATAAGGTAAAATATTCTTTTTAAATATAAGAGGAACTGCACCTTTTTCAACAGCCATTATAGTTACAATTTGTAAAATTTCTTCTCCAAAGTTTTCCAAATAAGCAAGAGCATAAAAAGTTTCTTGAAGAAAATAATCTTCAATCATACTTTCATCCTTATTCCCGTTTGAAGTTTTAAAGTCAATAACCGACAACACTTTATCAAATTCCGCAATACAATCAACCCTACCAGCAACTTGAAATTCTTTACTGTACAGTGGTACTTCTTGAACACGTATATTGTTTATCCTATTAAGCCCGAATCTTATCTGATTGAACAGCTTAACATATTCATTTGGCTGACCCTTAAGTGGATCTTCTTCGTTATTTAAATACTTTTCAGCTATTAAATGAACTGCTGTTCCTCGTTCAGCACAACGATCAGTTTCTTTCTTGGCTTTATCGGGACCTAGCATCTTCTTCCAATTTTCAAGATGTGGCTTTTCCTTTGTTCCTAAAACAGACGTAATAGACGGATACAAATCACCTTCAGGAGTTTTATACCACCGCAACCCATCAACCGTCTTTGTTTTCATTTCCTCGAAAACAGGAACGTTCACATGGTTAAATCTCATTGGGTTGGTGTATTCTGTGTAGTTGGTTGTTGAGATCCAGGCTGAGGAGGCGGCTGAGGTGCTTGAGGAGGCTCTGTTCGTCTTTGAGAACTCAACTGTTTTTGTTTTTGAGCTAACTGTTGTTGTAAACGAATTAATTGATCGTTGAGTGGCTTCGATGATTGATTCATTTTAGCTTGCAAAGCAGAAATTTGTTGTTGTAGGTTCAACACATCAGCAGCAAGATCCTCATTTAATATAAAATCAGAGAATGATACTTTCATAATGTTGCTCCTCTATCATTATAACTATAATCATCGTTTTTATAATCATCATATTCATCGTCGTCAACAGATGCAGCTTTTTCATGACGATATCGAGCCAATTTTGCTAACTTTTGTGCTTCTTTCTTTTCATCGTTTTGTTTTTTGAAAAAATCTTCCATATTGAGGATTTCTTCCTCACCCTTAATCTTTGCTTCAGCAGTCTTTGCAGCAAACTCTGCTTCTTTGGAATTATATTCTGCTTCTTTCGCTTTTGCTTCTGCTGTTCTTGCTTCTGCGTCAGCTTTTAACATCGCAATAACTTTATCTAAAACCGATGTTGCTTCAGATTCGTCAGGTGGTTGATCTCCATCACCCATGTCAAGATCTCCAGAATTATCGTTCATTCCAGGAGATCCCCCGGTTGTATCATCAAGTGATAGTGATTGGTCACCATTATCTGTTCCTTCAGCACCTCGAGCTGGAACTTCTTCTTCGTCTTCTTCAACCTCACCCCAATCAACGTGAACGATTTCAAATTTGTCTTTTAAATTAAACAATATCTCCGCAACCTCTCGAGGATCTTCATTTTTGTCATAAAGAATTTCAGAGAGGGTTTTTTCAAATTGATCTGCTTGATTTGCACGAACGTAAACTTTTACTGTTTGTCCGTTGTCATCTTCAACACCAAACGCAACTGTGTGTTTTTCAAAGTTAAAATCTCTTTGAGCGTTGTTTAGTTTGGAAATAACATCAATTGTTTTGAATTGTCCTTCTTCAGTTTCTTTGAGAAAAGAATTCAACAAACTTTCTCTCAATCCACGAGCATCATTATGAAACACAATTCGTTGAACCTTTATGTTTTTTTCTTTCTGACGCTTGATAGGTTTTGAAAAAAGAACACCTCGCACCCCAGCAATTCCTCCTGCTGTTGTTGCACCAGCTGCAGCTGTTTCTTTTAGTAATTTACGAATATGCTTCATATACCAATCCTTTTTCGGGTATTATGGTGTATTTATACAAAAAGAAAGGGAGACACAAAGTCTCCCTTTCTTTCAAAACAAAATCAATCCAAGACTGTCGTATTTGAGTGTTTGAATGTTCGCCAAGGGAGTTCAGTTTCGAAAACTACCCCAGTGGAATGTTCTGCCCAATCTGAAAACGAAAACATTGTTTCATATACAGAATCAACATACTCTTGATATTGTTTAAACAAATCGATTAATCGATTTTGCTCATCCTCGTTGAATTGTGAAATATCAACGGCCCGAATGTTATGCGGAACTGTTGTTGTTGGAATTATTGTCCGTGTAGATACCTCTCCAGAGTCTTTTTCATACTTAATTTTGATAGGTTCATACGCACGAATCATAAAATCTCCTTAAACAGTTCCACCATCAGCGACGGGTGTATCAGCTACTGGGGCTTCTGTAGTGATCTCTGGAGTAACTTCATCGGGAGTCTGTGAAGCCTGAATTGCGGCAGTGATATCTGTCGAAAGCTGGCGAAGTGCAGCAGACAAAGAAATATGCTTAACTTCAACGTCGGCGCGTTCTGCGAAAACCTTTTCGTAAACAGCTACAAGCCGTTGAACTTCTTGTGAAAGATCTGCTACCTTTAATTCTTTTCCGTCCATGTTTAATGTTTCAATTGTCATAATTTTCTCCTTTTTAAATGTCAATTAAATCTGATAATCTTGAACTTCGTTGTTCGAGATTATTTATTTTTTCACCAGATTTATTATCTGATGATTTACCTACAAACGTCAAGGGTTTTATTCCTGGAGGATTTTCTACCCGTAACGCCTTCCTTTCCCATTTCAACTCTACACGCTTTCCAACACCTTCAGCTGAACGAGTTTTCAAGAATTCTAAATGAATTTCTCCTGCTGCTCTCATTACATTATTAAATATTATAGAAGCGTATATATCTGTTGTATTAATTTTACTAATACCACCTGCTATATGACTATGATTCAATTCAGATGTAGTAACCGCTGAACGGTTTTGTTGTGATGCTGATATTCCAATCATATTATAATCAACAAGAATCTCACACACCTGCTCTGTTACTTGTTTATCCTTCTCATGTACATTATCTGCTGATACCTTTTCATTTGGGTTCATCAAATCCAAATAGTCGAGAATTATTAAATCGGGAGGAAATCCCCTACGTAGTATATATTCTCGTAAAAACCCTCGTACTCTATTAGGGGTAGTTCCAGAAGGTAAACGTTCGATGTGAATATCAACTGTTTCAACTCCTGTTTGTTTTTGAATGTTTTGACGGATTTGTTCCATCATATGATCAATTTCAATCTCTCGGTTAGTTATCTCTGTTTGTTCAATACTTGTAACCATACTGAAGAAACGTTTTGCTATCATTTCTTCAGGGAGTTCAAAACTTAAATATAAAACACGAAGTCCATGATTAATGAGATAATTTAATCCAAAATTGGCCATCATAATTGACTTACCACCGCCGGAATTTGCTGAAAACAATAACAATTCTTTACGACGTAAACCACCACCAAGGATATTATCAAATTCTGTGTATCCGGATGCGAGAGCTGGGTGTTGTTTTAATCGTTCAAGTAGTTCTTTTCTATCTTCGAACAATCCAACACCAGCTTGGGTAAACACAGACGTTGTGATAGCATCTCGAAGGTTGGATTCAATCTTTCCATAATCTCCTTTATTATATAATTCAACGGAATCGAGGATTGCTTGTCTAATCGCAGCTTTTTTACAAAAACTTTCGACTTCTGTTAATGCATATCTGGTTTGGTCTGTTGTTAATTCATGTTTGGTAAATTTTGTTCCTGATTCGGCTTCAACTTGTTCTAAGGAAGCAATTGAGTTATATTGATTGTAATAAATCAATATAAAATTGAGAGCTTTTTGCAGAGTAACGTCAAAATATTTCGCATGTATAATGGGTTCACATAACCCAAAAACATCCACAGATGATAACATATATTCAATTAATAATTTTTGCTTTGCTACATTTTCTATTTCCATATATCTTCTCTGATAATTTATTTATTATACGTTACAACACCTTGACCTTCAACAACTACATGACCATAATTGCAGGGTAAACGACTTGTTGTTGGTCCTTTCTCACGAACAGAATTCCACTTACTTGTGTGGTAACAACGAGAGATGACTTGAGAGAGAGTTTTGACGCATCAATTATATGTGTGGTATCTTTGTCATATGCTGTGTATGGGTCATCAGAGAGCAGAACGTATACTGATGATGGTTGTATTGGATAATCAACTACAATTTTACTTCTCCTAGCAAAAATTTCAGAAATTTCAATAGATGGAGATACACTGATGATAGTGTCTCCAGTTGCGGTTTGAGTTGAATTAATAACTTGGTATTCTTTATCGTTCCCCTTTGAACCAACAACCTTGAGTGTTTTTGCTGGAAGCTGAGTAATATCTAAAAAACCAGATACTAAAAACGTTTGTTGAGAAGTATCAGCTGCAAGTAAGGGAAACGATTTCGTATTAGTTAAAAAGAATGTTGAACCATCAACGATAAGAGGATTTGCGTTAATATCATCATCTAAACGAGTTGTTTGAACATTCCACGATTTACCAGCAAAGAACACTTTATTAAGTAACACACCTGCCGATTGTTGTTTCCACCATGGAGATAGTGGAGAAGTGTCAGTGGTGAACGTGATTGGAAAAAGAGATATTAATTGTCCAGTAATACCTGATATAAATCCAATCTTAATTCCAGATAAATCAAACGTTGGTGGAACTGCTAAAGAAAGAACTTTCCCACCTGTTATATTTACCAAAGGAATCTGGGACGGTTGTTGAGTTAAAATTGTTTCTCTTTGAGTGTCTGTAACTGATGAACGAGCAAAACATTGAACTACTCCTGTCCTTGATTCGGTAAATGTAATATGTACTTCAAAAGGATCTACATATTGAACAGTATAATCTGTTGTCTCAATCAGAGTTCCATCTGGTAGTTTTATATGAACTTGAAGGGAAGGATTCGTTCCAAGATTGTGAACTACTTTCCACAAACGTAAAGCAACTGTTTGATATAACTTATAATAAACTCTTCGTGGTAACCAATCTTGAAGTCCAGTAGGATCTGGAGCTGGCAATTTTCCTTGGATGTAAGAAGACTTAATTCCTGTTTGAACTAATTTTCCTTTACACCCGTTTGTGATAATACAACGAGACATAATTTCCAACCCATCTATAACTTGAGGAACATCTATATCTCGTTTGCAAGTATCACAAGTGTAAGAAACAACAGCCATCGTTTTATCCTTTTATTAATTGAATCCCAGTCGTTTGAGTTATATATTCCCGCTCAACGCTGTCCAAGACTTTAAAGTGACCAGCAACAGCATGACGCTCAAGTTCAATTGTAGCTTTTTCACCACCACTCATTGTCCATGGAACCAAACTTAAAATCACTCTATCTGTCATTTGTTGTGGAACAACACAATATGGATTCTTGACATGATATTTATTATCTATTATTGGACTATCGACATCCCCTATAACTTCTTCACCGTTTATTAATTTAAATCCTCTAACTGACATGTAAAACTCCTATAACAAATAGTTGTTCATCATACTGACGAACGATGTATTCCATGATATTTCATTTATTCCAACAATACGAGAATAAATCAAAATTAAATCATAGAGTGTGAAAATTGTTCCTGTAAAAAAGTATGCATAAGAACCAAGAAGCAACGATTCAAGGGCCCACAACACATTACCTGAAAAAAATAATAACCAAGGGATTGGTGACTGTGCGGCAATTTGTGGACTTAACAGAGTAGTAGTTCCAAATATAAACGAACAACCAACAATAAGTTGTAATAATTTTTTATGATTTGTTGTTATCGTTTGAAGATAGAACCACAACATGGAAAGATCAATCATTTTCGTACCCACGTTTGTGTTGTTTCATTCCTACAAAACCTAAAAATAACGGAATTTTAACTTGTTGTCCTAAATGAGGGACACCACCCCCGTTTATTTCATTGTAACGTTCTGTAAATTTAACTAGCATATCTTCTGACATGTCGTTGTGGTTATACTTACGGATAATCGCTCTAATTGTTTCTCCTGACCCGAAGGTGTGATACACAAAATTGATTCCCTCTTTTTCTTTCGTTTCCATATCTATCTCTTTATTTGTTGTAATAATTCATTGTAATTTGGAAATGTGTTCGCATTAACAGCATAATAATATGGAATATTATATATTATTATTTCACAACCCTCAACAATGCCCCGTTCTAGTTCGTTCTCTACGTACGAATAAATCATTAAGTCTTTAACAATATCAGCTATATTGTCTACATTCAACTCAATTTTCTCTAATAAAGACTCGAAGGTATTTTGGTATTCGGAATTTGAATTTTTTATTTCTCTGCTATATGCAAATTTAAATTCGTTTGTTGGAAAAACATAATAGGGTTGTGTTAGTTTGTTTTTAACAAAAGAACGTTCACCGTTTGCAAATATAGATCGTTGGTGAAAATTTGAAACGTTGAATTTATCGAAAAAGGCTTCGTTGAAAATATCTATCAAATCACTCTGTCGCTTGTGAAAACGAATCTTCATCTTTACAAAATCTTCAGTGTGATTTAAAAAGCCTTTTAACAGAGGTTTATCTGTCATAGACAAAAATTGATTGCAATTATTAGATAACAGCATTATTTGTTCTGCTGATAACTTGCTGTTATGTTCTTGGAAAAGTTCTTGGATTTTCATATACAAAATTGTTTTTGTATATTTACAATACAAACACAGAGAGGGATATCCCCTTAAGGGAACATCCCTCATTATCTACATGATTTTACTTATGTAGATTTTTGTTCTTTTTCACTTTTTACATCTTCAATCAACCTATTACAGTCCGAAATCAACTTCGGTACCATGTAACTCGGCCCACGTTTGATGTTGTCGATAAAGTACGCCATTTCAACTTGATAATTGTAATGACGTTCTCCTTCCAATTCTCTTGCCGATGGATCTTTCCACCTAGCCAACTGGGCTAATGGAAGACCACGAGAAGCTTCTTGAAAGGAACGGTTTAAGTAATCAACAGTCTTGTGGACGTTAACCACTCGTACTTCACGTTCACGGTTTTCTGCCATAAAATACCTCTTTGTGAGGTTAATATTCCCATTTCTGGGGCTCATTTGTGGTGAACACCACAAGATCATGATAAAATAACTCAAAGAAAAAGTCAACAAATAAATTATGGTGTTGAGGTATTTCATGTAATACAATATAATTATGTCTATTAACTAAAAAGTTTTTTCTAAACAAAAGGTTAGAAAAACAATAAAAACAACAATAAATAAAACTCACTTATGAAAGAAAAATACAAAAAAGCACACATGAAGGTGGCATTCATTTATGCTTCCTTGTCTCACTGTATAAAAAGAAAAGTTGGTTGTGTTATAGTTTTAAACGATTCGATCATATCGTTTGGTTATAATGGAACTGAAGCAGGTGAAGACAATTGTTGTGAAGATAAAGATGGTAATACTAAACCAAATGTAATACATGCAGAAGACAATGCTTTGAGAAAACTCAAGCGAGAACACCGAACAGCCAAAGGTTCATCTATGTTCATCACCAAACAACCATGTATTCGTTGTGCTGAAAAGATTGTCGAAGAGGGGGTAACAGAAGTTTTTTACAATGAGACGTCCAAAACTAACGACAATCGGGGAATGGATTATCTCAAGAAACACGAAATATATACTGAACAAATACAATAATTTTAACAGGAGAACAGTAAATGATTGACAACCAAGGAACCATTTTCGAAGATTCATTTTCCGAGGAAGTGTGGAGAACAACATATAAAGACCATAATGATATAACAATAAATGACACAATACGTAGAGTTGCAAAAGCTGCAGCAAGCGTTGAAGATCAGAACAAACAAGACCTGTGGGAAAATAATTTTTACGATATGTTGTCTGGGTTTAAATGTACTACTGGTGGGAGAATTTATTCAAACGCTGGTACAGAGTGGAATGGAACCACATTAATGAATTGTTTTGTGAGTCCCAGAGATAATTATGATATTGATTCTCTTGATGCAATTTTAAAAGACGTTAGTAATCAATGTCAAACACTCAAGTCTGAAGGTGGGTGGGGTCAAAACTTTTCCTTCATTCGTCCCAGAGGATCGTTCATTGGAGGAATTGGTGTAGAATCTCCTGGTGCTGTAAAATACATGGAAATTTATGACAAAACGTCTGATGTAATTACAGCAGGTTCTGGCAAAAAGAGTGAACACAAAAAAGCCAAAGGAAAGATTCGTAAAGGTGCTATGATGGGTGTTATGGACGTTTGGCATCCTGATATTATTGAATTTATCACAGCCAAACAACAGCCAGGGCGTTTAACAAAGTTCAACATTTCAGTTAACTGCACAGATGAGTTTATGGAAAAGGTTGTTAAGGTTTTAGAAATCGAACGAGATATTGAATATCTTAAAAATAAAGAAATTCAGGTTCTTGATAATAAAGATGTAACATCCAGTTCAGCTTTACAAATTTCTATACTAGAAAACGAAAAAGAAATATTGGACCAGTGGTCCCTCCGTTTTCCTGATACTAAACACCCAAAATATAAGGAAGAGTGGCAAGGCAATATTAAAGATTGGGAGTCAAAAGGATACCCAACTACAACCCATAGAGTTGTTTCTGCTACTTGGTTGTGGAATTTAATTATGGAAAGCACATACAATCGTGCCGAGCCTGGAGTTTTATTTTTAGACCGTGCAAACTATTTTGGTCCATTAAATTACCTTGAAACAATATATGCCACAAACCCTTGTGGAGAACAGACACTAGCTCCGGGGGGTGTTTGTAATTTGGGTTCGCTCAATCTAACTCAATTTATAAACAAAGACAGAACTGGTTTCGATCTTGAAAAGATTGCAAAATATACAAAATACTTAAATCGTTTTCTGGATAATGTGAGTTCATTATCAAATGCCCCTCTTCCTGAATACACAGATTCCATGAAAAACAAACGTAGGGTTGGGATTGGAATTCTTGGTTGGGGGTCAGCTTTGTTTATGTTGAAAGTTCGTTTTGGAAGCGAACAAGCAGCTGAACTTCGTGAACAAATAATGAGTACAATTGCAAAAGAAGCATATAAGTCCTCTATTGATTTAGCAGAAGAGAAAGGAATGTTTACATACTGTAATCCTGAACTTCATGCTAAAGGTCCATTTATTCAAAGTTTAAATTTACCAGCGGAGTATATGAAAAAACTACAAACAACAGGAATAAGAAATTCGTCCCTGTTATCAATCCAACCAACAGGGAATACAAGCATTCTTGCAAACGTGGTTTCGGGTGGTTTAGAACCAATTTTCATGCCTGAATACATTAGAACTGTTATTGTTGGAACAATGCCGGAAGAAATTGCTGATGTGTGTCCTAAATGGTATGAAGGTGCTTGGCACGAAACAGAGATGTTTAAAAGTGCACTGGAAGGCGATGAAGAGATTCTTCGTGGAGTTGGTCCAAATGGAACGGTCTACAAAATTGACAAAAACCGAGGATTGACTAAAGAGGTGTTGTGTCAAGACTACGGAGTTCGTTGGTTGAGTGAACGAAATGAATGGGACCCAAGTGCAGATTGGGCAGTAACAACACTAAATCTTGGCGTGAATGACCACGTTACTGACCTTAAAGGTTTTGCTCGTTGGGTAGACTCTGCTATGTCTAAAACAGTGAATGTTCCAAATGATTACTCATTTGAAGATTTCCAAAACATTTACCTTGACTCATTTAATAGTGGAGTTGTTAAAGGTGTTACCACATATCGTTCCGGGACAATGACAACTGTGTTATCTGCAAAAGAGGAAACATTAAATGGGGAAGAAGAGATTATCCTCGAAGATGTTAAAGTTCCAAATCAGGCACCGGCAATGGTGAGCACGATCAAAGCTGATGGGAAGAAGTGGTATTTAACTACTATTCTTGATAATTCTGGAGTTCGTCCAATTGCGTTCTTTGTTCACACGAACCATTATGAAAAAACAGTAACAACTCATGATGCTGTTGAGCGTTTAATAAAGTTGGCAACCGATAAAGGCATTCCAAGTAAGTGGATTGAAGATACCCAGAAAAAAATGGACATTGATAACAATCCAACCAAAATCGCCAGGGCAATTAGTTTAAACCTTCGTCACGGTGTACTTATTAAAAATGTCGTAGCTGTCCTTGACCACGTTGAAGACATTTATGTTGGCTCATTTTTATTCCAAATTCGTAAATTTTTATCAACATACATCAAAGATGGAGAAAAAGTTGAAGGAGAAAAATGTAGTAATTGTGGCGGAACTAACATAATTTTCAGTGAAGGATGTAAACGCTGCAACAATTGCGGGTCTAGCCGTTGTGGGTAATCATAACTTCAGCGGGGAATTTTCTTCCATACAAAATTCCCCGCTGTTTTACTTCTGTGGATGTTGTGAGAGTAAATAAATTGTTAGTAAATAAAATGAAGAAATAGGAAAATACAATGTGTGATGATAAATTGTTTTTAAGAATGAAAGCACTACAGGTAAAACCAGAACAGTTACACTGCACCCAGAGTTCTAGTTGTTGGTGTAACCAACTGTCCTTTCGGTTTCCTCTCAACCAAATACAAGACGATTGTATGAGTCCTCGACAGATGTTAGACACATTTGAAAGTCAATTAGATAGACATGATAAAATCTATCTAAATAATCTACTTAACCGAGAATTTGTTAATAATTAAGGAATATATGCAAGAATTTATTCAATTGAAATTTCTTTTTATAGACGAAGATAAACATTACCACAAATTAACATTTGATTCAATCGACGGAAAAAATACTGAAGTTATTGAATATAGTGGAGATAAACAACTACTTAAAGATAAATGGAACACAATCAAAAAAGAAATTGAATTTTTTTTAGATTATTAGGATTTTGGTTTCTCTCGTTCCATATAAACAAGTAAACTTTCAGGTGATCCACAACTATCTCTCCAGGAACACACAGAGAGAGATGCAGTTGAACAATCATCTAAGCCATAACAAAATGGCGGTTCTGGTTTTCTGTGTTGTTTAATTTGTTCAAGTAAAAACGCCTGGACTTCATTCGTCTGTTTGATTAGTGTGTCTACATCATTCGTTCGTCGATAATCACCAAGAGAATTATTAATGGATGCATCTGCATCCATTAAAACTTGAAGTAAATCTGATTGTTGAGAATTTTTCATTTTAATAATCTTCTTCATCATATTTGTTTGATTTTTTGATATCATAATCATCTTCGATATCATAACTAACAACATCTTCAGCCCATTCAGCCAAATTATTAAATGTCATGTCTTCTACTGGATCATAAATTTTACCATTTTCCAATATTTCAATCCCATAATCGTCCATTAATTCTTCTGGTGTTGCTTTTTTTGCATAATTTACTAAACGATTAACTTCATGGTTGTTGCGTTTCATTTTAAAAAATATTCTCCAAAATTAAAATTTAATAATCAAATAAACGAAAGTAATAAGTAATACAAGATTTAAAACAAAACTGGCGTATACCCAATTGGCTAATGGTTGAATTTGTTTTGTTGTTTGTTGAATAATAAGTTCACTGGCTTGTTCCATTGACTGTTTGTGTGCGTCAGGGGTAATAATATCATCGCTGTATGTTTTCATTTTTCGTCCTTTGATTTTTATTTGTGGTGTCCAATAATGCGTTTATTGCATTAAGACTAACGGCTTTGTTGGGTTCAGTGTCAGGAAAGTTCTGAATGTGTGTTTTCATTTGAATCAAATCATTTTTCCCATCAACCCCCAGTAAACCAACTAATGCAGAACGTAACACAGAGATTTGTTGTTCGGCTTTTCGGAGTGGGTGTTGTTCACATACTTTGATGTGTTCAGTTAATATATCACTCCCAAATGCCGGAGTGTCTTGAGGATATTCGTGTCCACAATATACACAAGTAAGTATTCGTCCGGTCATTTTTTCAAAAATCCGATTAAAAATTGAACAACTTGATAAAGCCTTGCCTTCTCTTCAACAGTTCTGGCTAATGAATCTATCCATTCTAAGTCTGTTAAATCACCAACTAACTCATCATACTCCGCTTGAGTAATTGCACCCGAATCGAGAGCTGTTTTGGCTCTTTGGGCTTGTTGACCCAAAAATACAGCCGTTTGGTCTGTTGAAGAAAGTATGTCGCTGATATTCATGTTTATTGGTTCCTTTTAGATGTAGAAGACCTCATCGCCGTTTCTGCAGATTGTTGAATGATATCAAGTTTAATTGAACAAAATGTTTGGGGCATATTCCCCTTATCCACGGACACATTAAGTTCATCTACCATTTTTTTGATTTCTGTGGCCATTTGAAATGTTTCTTCGTTATACGGTTCATATTTTGTATATATTACAGCGAATGCAGAATCGTCTCGAAGTCGTGAAGCGTAATATCTAACTTGCTCCTGATTACCACAAACTTGTTTTGCCTCCATTGCTTCTGCTGCGATGCGAGTGAATGTAGAATATTCATTAGCATCATACTTGGCACCAACTACAGAACATCCCGTTATCACAGAGATTAGTCCTATCATTAAAAATTTATTCATCGTTTGTTTCTCCGTTTGCCTCATTTGTGACACCAATTCGGTGTCGAATACAATATGATACCCATAGTGGATGTTCAGCTAACGCTTTAAAATCAATATTATTTGGCATGGGTTGGACATTAACAAGTTCTTCCGCTATGATATTTAGGAATATTTTCACGGAACAAATTAATCATTTCTTGTATTGACTTATCCATATTTTTTTAATACCTCTTTAAGTTCGTTTATGTAAACATTCACTCTTTTTTCAGGGAAAGTCAACAAATTAACATATTCTTCCCTTTGATCTAAAGCACTTTGTAACTTTTGTTCTACTTTATGTTTCTCATCTTCAGTAAAACGATATACCGGAAGTGACGATATATAGTCAAGATAAACTATTCCAATATATTCAAGATATTCTTCCAGTTCACTTTTTGATTTTGTTTTTGTAGCAACACCATTAACGTTTTTTTCAATCGCTGTGATCACATCTCTAAATTTTTGAATTTCAATATCAAGTAAATCTACCAAACGTTGATACCGTTTGGTGTAAAATGCTAATCTCCAGTCTGTGAACTTTTGTATAACATCAACAAAGGTAGTATTTAAAACTGTTTCACCATCAAAATAAACTACATTCATGATTTCTGTTTCAGCATTGTATAACTGCAACAGTTTAATCATATCTTCATTGCTTGTTTTATTTACAAAACCGCGTGCAAATTTTACAATAATGTCTATCTTGTCTTTTGATAAATCATCATATCCAACAATCTTGAAATCTTCTTCCAAACTATCCAAATGTTCTACATATTTTTTATGAACAACACCATATGGAAGTTTAGTTATTTGGATTTCTGATGAATTTAGTTGTTTAAATTCACCCTCAAACACATAGCGAGAGTTTTTTGTTTTAACATCGTCAACTTTTGATACAGCTCGGCATTCAATCGGTTTAAAAAATGGTAAAACTTCATTAACTGTCTTTTTATTTAAATGAGAAAGTTGAGCATTTATTATATCTTTTAAATCAAAAGGAAGGATATTACACTTAAACCCTCCAGTCATACCAAAAGAAGGATTAAGTAAAACAATAGGAACCAGAGGAAGAAAGTATAACGGTTCTTCCAGAGTGTCATCGTAATTGGGTTGCATAGGAATTATTTCAATGTCCCTAAACACAACATCTTTTGTAAACTCCGATACTTTAACACTTGTATACCGAGGTGCACCATAGCTTCCAGGAGCTAACATGGTTCCAAAAGCTCCATACCCAGTAAGCAATGGGATATTGTTACTCCAAACCCCAGCCATATTACTCAACACGTCAGATATTTCCGAGTGTGGATGGAGAGGCATAGTGGCACCAGCAAGAGACGATGTTTTCATCTTGTCCCCATTTCTTCCTATCCACAATCCCCGTCTTTGACTAGCTTTTAATCCATCAGACAAATGAGGAATGGCTCTATCAGAAATTGTATATAAAAAATATTGTTTACGTTGATCTTTAATGTATTCAGAACTTGCTGGGGTGATCATAATAACGTACTCATGTAACTGAAATATGGTAATGATCCAACGATAAGCATACATGCAAAAGGATTACAACCAGCAAAGGCAAGGAATACTACTATCATCCCTATCAAAGACAATAGTATTAACATAAGTTGTGATTTCATAGTCCCTTCTCGTCTAAAATATCTTGGAAAGATTTTGGAGTGTAATTTAAATGTTCCACACTCACGTTAATGTGTCTCGGGTTTTCTGTTTTTTTGTTATGAATGTGTCCATGAATCTGAAACCAACCAGTAGGGATATCCCACCAAGGGTGGTGAGATATTGCAAAATTTCTTACAGTCTTGATGAGATGGATTTCATCAAAATTGTATCGAATTGGGATTTTGCTGTGGTAATCAAAATCGTGGTTTCCCATAATTAAGATTTTATACCCTGGAAGCGATGATAATATATCATCGTTGATACGTGTTGGGTTTCTCATAGCAACATCACCAACCCAAATAACAATATCGTCTTCCTTGACACCATTCACGTAATTATTAATCATACGAACATCCATTTCAGCAACCGTGTTAAATGGACGATCACAATACTTGATGATGTTTTGATGTCCGAAGTGAGGATCACTCCAAAATTTTAATTTGCGCGGGTCCACTTCATCAAGATTTATTTCTGTATTCTTAATGAAAGACTCATGGTTTTTGTATGGATTTATATTCTTAACCATAGGACTAAACGGGAGTGTGTCGTCCTGTTTAGTTAACTGCCCAAGTAAATGAGTCCGTGGTTCAAATTTTTTCATTTTCCGTATTCTCAATCATTAACGAATAATCTCTCAATAATTCATCTAAAGTCAACGACAATACGCCGATGTGAGCCATCACCAAATTTAAATTCAAAGGATTTTTTTTAATCTGTTCAAACGATTGAGCGATTTGAGACGCCCGTTCTTTAAGTAATTCTGATTTCGATGGTTCACTCATTTTAAATATCCTCTGTTTTGGTGGATAACCAGTCTTTTCTCGCTTGGGAATCTTCACTGAATAATAATTTCATTACATCTTTCATATTTGAATCTCCTATAATTGGAAGATAAAAACGTTCATCGTTTATTATCATCTCCCAATCTTCTTTTTCCATTGATCCTAAACCTTTAAAGTAACTAATTGTCCAACCTTTATACTTATCTCTTTGTTTTTCGTAATCTTTTTTAGTTGTAAAATGAACTCGCTTGTTTCCTTTAACAGCACAAACGTTAGGAGCAATCAATCTATAAAAATATGGTGGTTGTTTTGGATCAAATAACTCCGGCCAAAATTCATAAAACAAACAAACGAGAGTTGTGATAATGTCAGAACCATCCGGGTCTGCGTCAGTCGCAATTACAACACCTTTACCAAATCGAAGTTCTTGTTTGTAAACTTTTTGTCCTGGGACCAATCCAATTGCAGCCAACAAATCTTTCAATTTTCCCATTTGTAAAACTTGAGCAACTGTTGAACCATAAACGTTGTTAATCTTTCCACCAAGTGGAAAACTTCCGATTGTTCCAGGATCTCTCACTTCCACTAAACTACTCGCTGCTGATAGACCTTCTGTAATAAACAATTTACATTTCATTCTTTCACGTCCAACAGCATCCAACAAGCCTGGAACTTTCTTCTTGAGCGTCTTTTTAAATTCTTCGCTTGCTTTCTTGTTCGCATTCGTATGATGACGTTCATTGGCACGCTCAAGAACTAGAGATAACCACTCTTTATTTCTTTTTGAAAATAAAGACCACCCACTTGAAATTAAATTGTCCAATTCTTTACGAAGATTTGGTCCAATCAGACGAGTTTTGCTTTGACTGTCATACACTGGGTCCGAAATTTTCAAAGAACCTAACACCAGGAGATTTTGACGAATGTCATTCTTTGTGACTTCAGCACCCAACTTCTTTGCGTCTTTTCGTAAATGTTCAACTGTTGCGTCAACAAAAGCATTTACGAATTGTGTATTACACATTCCCCCATCATACAACAAAGAACTATTAACCCAAGTAAACACTTGTTCATCTTGTCCTTTATATTGATCCAGAATAACAAAAAATTCAAATCCCTCTATCCCAAATCTGAAATATTCATTAGATATTTTCTTAACAATATCCTCTAGTCCATTTTTAAAATTAAACTTTTCGTTGTTGTAAAAAACTGTTGTATTGGGATTATTGAAGGCCACCTCAATCGCTCTATTTCGCATTACCTCTGAAGGCAGTTCGACGTCTTTATACACTTCTGGATCAAGACTGAATGAAATCGTTGTTCCCGTCTCTCGTTTGTTTGTTTTTTTAATCGTGGGGGGATGAATAATTTCAACACCATTACTAAATTCTTGAATATATTCTTTTCCATCACGAACGATTTCAATTTTAAATAACGTCGAAGTATATGCTGTCGCTGCGGCTCCAATCCCGTTTTGTCCTATAACTCCTGTAACTTTTTCATCCTTAAAATTTCTTCCAGACCTCAAAGACCCAAACACAACTTCTGGTGTGTGTTGCCCAGTTTCCATTTTTCCAATTGGCACACCTCTCCCATTATCTTTTATACTATAATAACCGTTTTTGGTATCAGATACGATAGTCAATTCTTTATTTTTAATTAACAAATGAGAAAACTCATCTATACAATTATCTATAATTTCTCCAACTGCCTTATATGCAGCAGGAATAAAGGTAAATTCGCTTAACACGAGAGATTCTGCAAAAATTGGAATTCTAACTGTAGTTGGAACTATAGAACCAAAATAGATTGGTAATCTCATTCTTACGTGCTCTCTGTCAGAGAGTACAACAATATCTTTTTCGGTATATGTTTTATTTTTTTCCATTTACTTTTCTGTTACAATCATAGTATGATAATTATATCATATATTAGAATAAAAATCAAATGAAACGTTTAACTCATGAAGAATTTATAAAGCCTTCGTAAAAAACAGGAAATATTAAAAACCTTCAACGGTAAACAATATAAACTCAAAAAACGTTTTGGAGGACACAGCGAGTGTCTGAATTTAACAGATGAAGATATCTGTTATATCCAAAACCTTTTAAACTTCAGTTCGTTGTCTTAATTATTTTTACCTTAGATATCGTATGTTTTATGCATGTCTTCCCAAGTGGGTTTGTGCATCTTTTCCCACTTTTCAAACTCTTCGTTTTCTTTTTTAATTCGTTCACGGACCATGTCTTGATACTCTTTCGTTTGAATTCGGTCGAGTATTTGTTTGAGCACTTCATCCATGTGTGCTTTTTCATCTTCTGTAATCATTTCCTTTTACTTCTTTCGCATAACAAACTCACACGTAGTTCTGCTTCAAACCCATATACAACATTTTCCATTAACGTCTTCATTACAAATAACTTTCCATATTTTACGATTGCATCGTTAACATCTTTACAATCATCGAAAGGAAGAACACAAACACCCCAACCATGTTGAATTCCCTGAAGTGCTAACAATCCACCGTCACCTTTCCTGTCAGGAATTACAACTTTTTTTCTTGGAGAAGCATTTATAAGTGATAGTTGATGTGTAGACATTTCATTACCAAATACTGCAACTCCTTCTATATGAAATGCATCAAAAAACCCTTCTACTACAAATAACGGTTGTTCGGTGTTCGAAAACAAATGATCAAATCCGTAAATTACCGAACCTTTTGATACACTTTCAGAACTTAAATATTTTGTTTTCATTGAATCTGTTAAATCTCTGCCTTGCCAAAAAACTAATCTGTCGTCTTTGTATATTGGAATAATTAATCTGTGTTTCCACATATTTTCCAATTTTGTTCCACCTTTGGACAAATAAAACTTATAATCATCAATATCTATTCCACGAGTAAGAAGATATTCCTGTGCAATTTGGCTCCACACATCATCCTCATCTTGTATAACTCTATAGAAATGTTTTGGAAGAGGTATCGTGTTAATTGCTTGAAATGTTGTTTTGGTTGGTGATGAAGTTTTTTGTAACTTTTTCCTTTTAAACAACTCAAACTTTAGTTTTGTTATAACGTCTTCTGGAACTCCAAATGAATCTAAAACTTTTATCATATCATCAGATAAAAACCCAGTCTCTTCATCATAAGTAGCTGCTATGGAACAATTAAAGCAGTGGTATGAAGTTTTTACATCTTCAAACTTCCACCCACCACGCTTTTTATATTTGTGGTCATTACATACGGGACAGCGAAGAGTATACCAACCTTTCGGTGAGGTTTTACTGGGCAATGGGATATATTGCCTAACTATACTCTCAACACTGTTCATAGAGAAGAACTATTCCTATACCGTAGTAGCTTCTAGAACTGCTTCTTTTGACTCCACAACTGTCTTGGTTTTCTTAACCTTCGGTGGTTTAGGAGCATCTGCGAGTTCTTTTGCTTTAGCTATATTTTTTAGACGTTTGTTGATTTGATCAGAATCCATCCAAAAATCTTCACCTTTAATAATTTGATTAACTTCATCAGGAGTTAAAAAAGGAACACAGACATTCTTTAGAAGATTGTTGTACAGTTGGATAGCAGCAGTCAGTTCTTTGAATTGTTCGTTCCCTTTTGCACCTGAAGAACCACCACCTGAAAAATCGTGGAACATCATTCGACAGTTTTCATGAACAATATGTTGGTCTGCTGCAAGAAATATAATTGCTCCCATAGACGATGCTTCAGCTTCTAATACTGCTACGATGGTTGCATCTGATGAACGTAAAGCATTGACAATTTGAATGCCTGTATCCAATCTTCCACCCGGAGTATTTAAACAAATAAACACCATATCATCAGCTCCCGCATGACGAATTGTGTGAATCATGTCTGTGTATTCGCTAGGCTCTCTAATTGTTGAACTAATGTAAAACCAATATTCGGTTGCTTGATGGGTATGACTGTATAACGTGAATGCGGGTGGGCTTTGTAAAGGGAGGTCATCAAAATCTTGTTCGGAATTTCTACTTGAATGATTTATAATTTTTTTCATCTTATTTATTCCTTGAGTGGTTATTAAGTATTCATTATACAGGATAATTTCAAAAGAAGTCAAGAAAAGAAAAAGGGGACCGAAGTCCCCCTTTTTGAAACGTTGTGTAATAAGGCGTTTCGCACCCCATTAACGGTCAAGCCGCTAAACGAGTTTCCCCGTAGAATGAATCATTTGCATTTATATGCTTTGCTTCTTTAATTGAGTCTCCTCAATACTAACGGCTTCTGCTTTGCCGAGCGCTAGTCGTCCTATATAATTCCACGTCGAATCCTGTCGCCCCCATAAAAATAATAATACCATTTTTCACCTGGTGGAGGCGGCGGCATACGATAGCCGCGTCCGCAAAACCCTTAATGACTAAAGTTTACGCTGTTTCAATCTTCCTTTCACTAAACACATTTGATGCACTCTTGAATCAGACGACAATATATAATAATTTCGTTCACCATCATTGTACCACCGTCTTGAGTTTACCATTTTACTTTCATTGTGGCTGTGTACAGAAATCCATTCACAAGGAACTTGATCTTTTCTAAATTTTTTCTTTTCCATTGTTTTCGTATTTATGTACCATCCAAACATTTGACCAACTTTAGACTACGTCTCAGTATCTTTCCAAAAGAAAGTTTACAACCATTGCAAAATAATTTTAAAATTGCTTTGCAATGGCAACTATCTTCTGGCTAATCCAATAGCTAAACCATAAAATTATAACGCTAGGATTAAAAAAGAAGCCATTCTTACTACATCTTTTTTTACTCACTACTTCTTCAGTGGTGCTATCTGTATTATCTTCCATAATTAGTCCTATCGTGTTAATTGAAATTATTACATACTATATCTGATATTCTCTACATTAATTAGGCGATAATAACTGATAGCCCCAATATTCAATGATTTCTTTCTTAGGTTCAAAGAACTCATTAATTCTACTAACGATATCTGGATAGTATTCTATAAATCGCTTAAACTTATCATCTGCATCATTTTTGAGCTCTTTGACTTTTTGTCCTTTTATCCAAAGTTCTGATGAGAAATCAATATACTTTAGTTCAGGGAGCCATAGAGCCATTTGATCTCGATGGTATTCCGGTCTAGCAATAAAATCCTCATAAGTCATCACATAAGCAGTATCACCTAAGAGTGCGATATTATCTCTTTGCACCTCAAGTGTACGTGTTACGTGGTAACAAATTTGATCTAATTGTCGAATAGGATCCATTTGAAATGTAGCTTTACGGAAGATAGATTCTACGTAGTGGTAAGGATTTCGAACTGATAGTATCCATTTTAAATCATTAAAGTGAGGTAACATAGATTTAATTCTAAATATATCAGCTGGTGTCTTTTGCATTTTAATAGTGGCATATGGGTTTGTATTTCCCCAATTCTCTTCCCAGCGTGATTTAATCCAAGGCCAGTTATAGTTAGCTGGATCAGAATACACATGTTCCATATTCGCTTCAATTGAATGAGGTCCGTTTAATTTAACATAACCTCCTGGTGCACAGATATTTCCTTCAACAAAATCCTTTTTACCATTAAATTCCTCAGGACTTACTAAAGGTGTTATGTGTGGTACTGTTTCTAGAAGTGAATGTAGTAGTGTACTGCCACAAAAGTTAGGAATCGCTAGGAATAGATAGGTCATTATTAATTTAGATTAAAGTTAGGTGATGCCACCATAGACTCGGGTATTACCAGATACCCAAGTAATTGCTTTACCATTAGTATGGATAGCGAGGCCATGGCCTCCACCAGTTCCACCATGTCCACCACTATGTCCACCACCATGTCCACCACTAGCACCACCTCCACCACCCCCACCCCCATAAACACCCCCATTATCTCCATTTTGTCCAAGCACGCCGCCATGGCCTATACGCACTCCGCCACCAGTAGCGCCACCGGCGGTACCGCAGCTACCGCCGCTAACCAAACCACCATTAACACCGTAATGGGAGCCACGTCCACCTACACCAGCGATAGATCCAGCACCTCCACCACCGCCACAGTTAGAGCCTCCACCACCTCCACCACCTCCTCCGCCACTATAAATATATCCATTAGCATTGGTGATGGATACAGGCCATTGGAGGTTTATGCCAGGTCCGCCGGCTAGACCAGAACCACCAGTAGCTAAGCTTGACGACCCACCTCTACCACCATTACCACCAGCACCAGCTATGTATCCATTATTTACAATAGAAATGGTGTCACCAGTGGTCCAGCCACTACCAGTATCCAATGAATAGGTAGTTCTACTAGTAGATCCAACCACTACACCACTATTGATTGTTAAAGTAATTACGGAATTACCAGCTATATAGTTACTACCTCTATTAGTAAAGATATTATAATTCTTAATATTACTAGCTATGGTAATATTAATCACACCACTTTGATTGTGTGATTTACCATATCCATTTGCTAGTGATATTGAACCACTTGAAATACCGAATAAACTACGTACTGCTGCATCGTTTAATGAAATAGTAGCTGACGCTGAATAACCTAATTCTACGTCTACTTCTCCTAAATCTATAGCACCACTAGCTGGTAATGTCATAATGAATCATCTTATAAAGTTAGGTGATGCCACCATAGACTCGGGTATTACCAGATACCCAAGTAATTGCTTTACCATTAGTATGGATAGCGAGGCCATGGCCTCCACCAGTTCCACCTTGAGCAAAATTAGCATTGCCACCATGTCCACCACTAGCACCACCTCCACCACCTCCACCACCACTATAAAAAATACCCCCACCAGCTCCATTTTGTCCAAGCCCACCGCCACCGGGGTTTTTCGCACCCCCACCGTTACCGCCATTAACCAAACCACCATTAACACCGTAATTGGGGCCATGTCCACCTACACCAGCGATAGATCCAGCACCTCCACCACCGCCACCACCGTTAGAGCCTCCACCACCTCCACCACCTCCTCCGCCACTATAAATATATCCATTAGCGTTAGTGATGGATACAGGCCACTGGAGGTTTATGCCGGGTCCACCGGCTATACCAGGAGCACCATTACCGAGGCTGGCCGACGCACCTTTACCACCATCACCACCAGCACCAGCTATGTATCCATTATTTACAATAGAAATGGTATCGCCAATAGTCCAACCACTACCAGTATCCAATGAATAGGTAGATGCGCTAGTAGACCCAACCACTATACCGCTATTGATTGTTAAATTAATAGTGGAAATACCAGCTCTATAGTTACTACCTCTATTAGCAAAGATATTATAATTCTTAACATTACTAGCTATGGTAATATTAACCACATTACTATTGCTATGTGATTTACCATATCCATTTGCTAGTGATATTGAACCACTTGAAATACCGAATAAACTACGTACTGCTGCATCGTTTAATGAAATAGTAGCTGACGCTGAATAACCTAATTCTACGTCTACTTCTCCTAAATCTATAGCACCACTAGCTGGTAATGTCATAATGAAACCTCTTATTGTGTAACTGGCGATCCATCAGCATTAGTGATAGCTACACCGAATGGATTGGTTATTACTGAGGGAGGTATTGGCCAAACTACAGTAGTTGGGAATCCAGATTGTGTTGGTAGATTTCGTAATGCTTCACGATATGTAGCCCAATTAGTAGAAATAGGAGCTGCAGGCGAGTCAGGCAATTGTGTTTTGTCTGTGAGTGCTAATAGACGATTTCTAGCACGTCTAATTGCCAGTTCCATATCATTAACAGTAGGAGGCGTGATTAAAGACTGTAATGCAGCTTCGTTAGTGGCTATAACTGGAGTCTGTGCTGCAATGTAGTTATCATAGTAGCTATCCAATAATGTGGTTAATGCAATACCTTCAGGGTATAAGCCATTTACAATAGGTAGAGGAAAATTAATGTTATTGCCATTAATATTTAAAACGATAACGCCATCTTTAATAGAAGTAATTGTGTAGTTAGACATCTGTATTCCTTATAAATTTGTATTAGGGTAAGGTAATTCTTTACCACCATTGAAATCTTTAATAGATTCAATGATGATATGTAATAGATATTCTTTGAAATCTATATCTGTAGAAGGATCAAGTCCATATTTTCCTGTTAAGCTATCAATACTATCATCATTTGCTGGTTTAATTATCTTGTATTCAAAAAGTAATTCATGATTACCATCAACTGATACAATAGATACATTCCAGAAATCTAGAACTAAACCAGCGTAAGGACCTATATTAACAATTAGTCTAAAGTCATATATATTTGGTCTAACTACAAAGTAAGGTTTCATGATTTTATTATCATTATCAATTTTTAAATTTTTAAGTAGCTGCTAAACCATATCTAGCTAAACTAAGACTACCTCTCACAGCAGCTACACAAGGAGTGTTGTCGCAAATGAAGGGATGGGAGTCGTCATTAGTATCGCGGTATCCCCATTCGTGAGGAGATTCCAACCGGTCTAGTAAAGTTGGCTCGGGCTTACACTGGACTTCCGGCAGATTTTTCATTTGTTTGGCCTCGTATGTATTAATATCTATTTATGTTAATTCATTCAAAGTATTGTAATTTTAATCTATCAGTTCACATAATTTTTGTCTGTAAATATCGTAAGAAACTTTTAATTAAGTTTGGCGACGAAATTAAACAGTTATTATTATCGAGGTCTGATCAATCCAAATCTTATGAAATCAAAACTATCGAGGTAGATCAGGATCACGTCCATATGATGATTGGCTTCACTCCTGGAGAAACTGTTCAGAATATTGTCAAACAGTTAAAATCTTACACCGTGTTTCATATTTGGGACAGGTATTCAGAGTTAGAACATCAATTCTGGAAAAAGAAGATGTTTTGGTCAGATGGATATTTTGCTTGTTCAGTTGGAGACGCAAGTAGAGAAACAATTCAGCGTTATATTGAAACTCAAGGTGGTCGTCCACAACTAATTCATCCCAGATGTTGAAGCATCTAGGATGAATTAGTTGAGAGATTGATAAATCACTAAAGTAATTATACAACATGATACGTTTTCGTCAACAGTTTAATTAAACCTTTTTAAAACCAAGAAGGTTAAATCATCTGTTTCTTCACCACTCTCAATTTTAAAGTGTTTATCCATATATTTAATTGGAAAATATTTGTTACCTGGATATGTTCCTTTAACAACTGTTAAATAAATTGTGTTTGTCCACGCCAAAGCTTCCAAAAACACCTTTTCTCCACCCAAAATAAACACACTTCGAGTTTCTTCATTCGGTAGTTCTTCGATAACACTTCTAATGAATGGAACAAACTTAACAGAATCATCAGAAGGGAGTCCTTCAGTCTTTGATGTAAGAACATAGGAATCTCTTCCAGAAAGTAAAGGTGTTGTTGGATCACCACCTCGAGATATCTTCATCTTCAGAATTTCTTCGTATGTTCTATATCCCATAATACAGATGGAATTGTCGGTGACTTTTTTAAAATGCTTAAAGTCGTCTTTTGCAAATGGTTGGTCTTTCCATGGGATATCTCTGTCATTTCCAAACACCCCATTTTTGTCAATTGCAACGATTATATTAAGAAACATATCCTGTCCAAGTATTTTCATTTTAAGCGAGATACCTCTTCTACCAAACTGTTAAAATCTTTTAAAATCTTTTCTGGTAATATATAATGAAATGTTATTTGGAGACCAGTGGGAACCAAGTTCATACCTCATTCCAATTCATCCTTAACCACATTATTTGGTCCACAGGTAATTGCTCGACTCAAATCGATCAATCTTTCACTTTCAGTTAATTCGATAAACTTACTCATTTTAATGTCTCCAAAATTCGAATGTAATCATTATACATTATTCCATTATTGTCGTCAACTAAAACTCTATGTTTTTGAGGGAACTGTTTGATAGATGTGTCGTCATCAATCGAAACCCATTTAACAATTTCTGGATGTTCATTAAGCCAATCTTGAATTTCTTCAAATCTGGATCTGTGTGGATGGTATTTCGTCAAATGTGATCCTGATTCAGTGTTCCTGGGAGTACACCAATGATCGTGTAATACAACTTTGAGACCGTTCACATCAAATAAAGCCAAAATCTCTTCTTTTGTGTGTAACTCACGCCACGTTGATGATATAACAACTTCCGCATTAGTAATTTCAATCGCTTGATTTAACATTGTAACAGCGATAGGGTCCATTCTCCAATATGAGATGAATGGATGTAAAACGTCTTTTAAATGTTCAGGCATTTTTGCATGAAGTTTATTTTCCGGGAACAACATTGCTCGTGTTGAGAACAACGGTCCATCGAAGTCAAGAAAAATAATTGGTGTTGTCATTTCAGTAAGTATTCCAGTGTCTTATATTTAACATATTGGTGTAATGATTTTCTTGCGGAATCTTCATCGCTTTTGTCTATATTAGACAACATCTTTTTAATGAAACAACTCGATCTTATTATGTACCAAGCCCTTTTGACTTCTATTATTTTGTTCCGTGAGTTTCCGCCCAATCTAAATTTAAATCTTCCGAATATTCTTCAACAATTTCTAAAGGAAAATCAAACTTTGGAAGATTGTCAATATTAAAATTACCAATATTATATGACAAAGTAATGTGGGGGTCATATTTATCATAATCGTACGTAGCTTCATGTTCTTTCATATATTTTTCATGAAGATCTTTTAGTTCTGGACAATTAATTTTCATAACCAAACAATTCCAAGGCTCTGTTGTCTTATTTGTTGGAGAAGTTTTCCACACATGATAACCCATGGACTTGGCTTCCATTGGTTCTTCCAACATCCCTCGTGGTTCAAAGTCAGGAAGAAATTTCCGACTATATAATACAGTGGTATGAATCTTTTCAGGAGCAACGGGGTTTGGAACCTTGTATTTCTTTAAAAAAGTTTGAATGTGTTCAATCGTTTCAGGTGAATAATTGACTCCAGCATAAGTTCCTTTTTGTTGTTTTCTTTTTCTTTCAAACAAATTAATTAGTCTCATATATTAAATCCAATTCTCTGGTCTTTGTATTTACTCAATTGTCAAAGTCCTGTAATAGTTTTGTCCTTTTGTGAATTCTCCATCTACTATATGTTGTCCACCCCGATACAACAACGTCTGGCGTGGAATGAATGTATCAGAATCTATTGTTAGACCAGCTAACATAATCATTGTGTAAGGTGACCAAATAAATCCCGCATCCACTTCCCCCGTGCCTTTGTATCCAACCAACACAGAAGCATTTGTTAATTTGGTAACAACGTACACTTTTATGGTTTCATTTAAAGTACCAACGAAAGTAAGTGCTGCTGATGATTTGCTAATACGTTTAAATTTACATGATGGATGTTTGGTAGACGCCAACAAATTATACGTATCATAGTCTAATACCACCCAATTACCAGTTCCGCGTCTGGTGTCATCGGCAATTGAATTTGCAAGTCTAGTAATATTCGAAATAATCTCGTTTTGATTAAACTCAACAGATTTTGTTTGATTTAATGTTATTTTCGAACTTTCTGCAATTGAAGATATGGTGTCCAAGACGTCTGTTGTAAGTTCATAAACAAGTTCATCTGCTAACAGACGAGTTATTTCCTGTTCAGCGTTTACATTGGATAGAGAATGTAAATCTTGTTTTGCTTCCACTGCCCACGATGTGTGTAATTTACGAGTATGGGCTTCAACCACACTTGAAACAACTTGAATAGTCTTCCTGTTTGGTTTTGGGTCTAGTTCAGAAAATTGTAAATTATACACACGACTAACTGGATCTTGTATAGGTTGAACACCAACTAACTCTTTCAACGCCATCTTATCCAGCACTTGTTTTACCACACTCAAAATAAACATATGTTTTTTTAAGAATGGTGGTTTTGTAAAACAAAAGGTGCTACACCAAAATCCTTTATGTTTTGTATTATCGTTGCACGTGTCGTGCTGAATAAGATGTTTTCGTTCGTTATCTAATAACGTTTCGTATATAATCACCTCTTGTGTTGTTTTATTTGATAGAAATTCTTTTTTGTATTTTTTCCAAGCTCGTGCTTCTTTCCAATCATAAACTTTTTCTATTATTTTTTTCATTTTTATTTTCTCCAAAATATCTAACTATTTAGATATTAAAAACTATGAGTTACCTTAAACTACGTGGATTAGAACATACTGTGTCAAGTGCTTTGAAAAAGCAACTCTTACAAAAACAACGTTCTTGAACAAAACCATTCCGTCCTCGTTTGGACCTGGAAAAGCGTTACCGATTAATTCTCTTCGGTCCGGAAGTGCTGTGGCAGTATACGTGTTCCCATTATAATAAAACCGTTAGACGGGTCTGTTATAACTATTCCACACGCATCACATATTGGATTTTCTACTGTTTTCATATTTTACCTGTTCATAAAACCAAAACTTGATTCATCGTTATTATCTGATGATACTTTTACATCCATCATCTTTTTTAGACGAGCTAATGCTTCTTCATACCTTACTTCAAACACTTCAACAGAAACAATCAACTCTTTCATGTGGGCAATGGAAAAACCTTTTGTGTCACC